TTAAATATATAATTTCAGAAGCTCTACAATCAGCATTAGTAAAAGTTGATTTAGAACAATGGTTTAAACAATTTAAAAAGAAATAAAAAATAGAAATTAAAAAAATATGAAAACAGCAGTAGAATTCATTATCGAAGAAGTTGAATGTCGAAGATTTACGACAAAAGAACTTAGAGCTTCGTTTGAAGAAGCTAGGGAAATGGCTAAAGAAGATATGATTAGTTTTTTAAAATCAGTCTTTCAACAAGATGGTTTTGACTATGAAAAAGCGTACCAAGATTGGCAAGCGAAAAAGATATAGTAATTATAATAACAATTTAAAAATAAAATTATGGGTTGGTCAAAAGTAAGTTTAGATTATAAAAAACCATTACGGTGGTGGTTGCATAAAATTTTATGTGAATATGGGTGGTTATTGAGAAATAAAGACAATTCAGCTACTTATCATCATCATTTAAAAATGTGCTTTGAACTTGGGTTTAATCTTCGTGGAGAAAAAGTTAAAGAAAATAATAGTAAAATTGATAATTAAATTATGAAAGAAACACTTGAAGAAGTTGCTCATAAAGCATTAATTGATTATGGTATTAAGTACAAAGGTGAAAAAGTTAACATTTCAGAAGTTGAAAAACTTATGGTAAGTATGGCTAAATGGCAACAAGAAAGAAGTTATAGTGAGGAAGAAATATTAGATTTATTACAAAGTTTTGCTAATGAAGATTTTAGTAATGTAATAAACATTAAAAAATGGTTTGAACAATTTAAAAAGAAATAAGATATGAAAGAATTAGAAATATATACAAGAAAAGCAGTTTTTTGCTCTTTAAAAGAGTATGATTATATTGCAAAAGAGCATAGTTATGTTGAAATAACTGAATGGCGTAACGGAGAAGGTTTTGTAATTGATGCTTACAATTATACTGATAGAACTATTTCTTTAACTTATGGTGAATTTGATTTAATTAAAAAACTTGTTAAACAACTACAAAAATAGATGGTATGCCAGATATAACAATGTGCAGTGGTAAAAACTGCGAGATGAGAGAAATATGCTACAGATATACCGCTGAACCAAGTGAATTTAGCCAATCATATTTTTTAGATACCCCTAATGATGGGTTAGAATGTGAATATTTTTGGGATACTGGATGTAAATATTGTGGTTTAGCTAATGGTAATCACAAAATGAGTTGTCCAACAATGAAAATACAGGTGTATTTATGAGTAGGATAAAAGACTTAGTAATGGATATGAATGAAAGAAATTCCGAAGGAAAAATAATTTATGAAACACTTGGCGAAACTTATGAAGTAGATATATGTGACACTAGCCAATTAATATAAAAAATAGCAGGCTAATGTCATACATTCGGAATATAGAATTTTTAAACAGAAGAAGAGTGATATATAAACGCGGTCCTATTAATGATAAACCAACACAGGAGTTTGAATGGGGGAGTTTCTACGAGACTGGAACTACTGAATGTTATGAACTATTCAGAAGCAAAGCTAAAATTCCCACATACAAATCCTTAAAGTGGCATCTATATGTTTTATGGTATCTTAACCCTTCATTAGATCAAAATGAATTTGAAAATATTGTAAGACATTTGTGTGATAAGTCAAATGGATTTATTACCTTTAACGTAAGCGAGCAGTTGCTACAAAGTATGATGTATGATGTATCTTTACAAGATCTAGAATCTCCTCCTCATAATAAGATTAGAAAGATTATCTTTAAGGATAATTGTAAACTAACATTAAGCGAGAAGTTATCTATAGTTGGCAAGATGATTGGTAAGACTAAGAAAGTTAACGAGTCTGACATTTACGATGCGATGCTATACACGAACGATCTTGGTAAAAAGATTACAATCAAAAGCTTAGCAGAGCACTTTGGTTGCACGATTAGAACGATACATCGTAATACGAGTAACGAATTAAAAAAAGAAAAAGAATTATTAAATCAAAATTTATGAATGTATTTGATGTTGAGGCAATAGAAAAGCAAATAAAAATCAATCAGCAAATAGCAGATGAATTCGCTATTGGATTTGCAGAGTGGTGTTCCACTAAGACTATAATAGGGGCAGACACTCCTAAATTATATAAAGAACAATTAAAAATCTATAAAAAAGAAAAAGGATTATGAAAGACTTAATAAAAAAATGGTGGAACAGAGAATGGAGCAACTGGGAGTTTGACTATAAAAGTGAATGGAACTTTTATATTGTTCTAAAAAGAACCTCTAACGACGGATTAATCCAATTTAAAAAAATATTCAAATAATGAAGAGTTACAATATACAAAATTACATAAGGTACAAAGAAGATATTAAAGAATCAAATAAAGATAGCCTTGGTAATGACTTTGGATCCTATTCACGTGATAAACTAATTGTTAAGTTTTTACCGTTAGTAGAAAATATTGCAAAGAAGTTTTCAACCACTCAACAAGCGTCTGGTGTATTAGATATTATGGATCTTACGCAGCATGGATCTGTTGGATTAATACAAGCAATTGATAAAATTGAGTGGGATAAAATAAACAATTCTGACGATGCTGAAAAGACAATCAAATCATTTATATCCAAGCGCGTTAAAGGATCAATTAGAAGAGCTATAGACATCAATCGCGGCAGCATAAAGATTCCAGAACATAAGCTAAATGAAATTAGAAAAGATAACGGTGAAGACCATCTAATGGTAGCAATGTTTTTCAATTCAATATTCCTAAGCATCGACGAACAACTTGAAGATGAGGATAATGATAATATGCTTTATCAAATACCAGATAACTCTGAACCTTATAATTTAACTTTGTTAAATTTATATTTAACTAGTTTACTGAAAAAACATTTGAATGATAAAGAGTTTGAAGTATTGCGGTTAAGTTATGGATTAGACTGTGATAAACACTCAGCTAACCAAATTGCAGAGCTATTAAATATAGAGGGAGCTAGTGCTTATGTAAGAGTTTCAGAGATAAAAAAACAAGCAATTCAAAAACTAATTGACAACGTTGACCCTTCTCAAGTCCTTGATTACCTATAGTTTAAACGTAAATGGACTACAAAATACGTAATTATAATAATATAAAACTTAAACAATTAAATCAAATATATGGAAGAAAAGCAAATGACGCTAAACGAAAAGTTAGCAATTATTCAAACAGAATTCAAATCTAAAAAGTCTAGATACAATTCATTTGGCAAGTACAATTTTAGATCGGCAGAAGACATTTTAGAAGCGGTTAAACCTTTTTTACTAAGGCTTAATGTAACGGTTAATATAACAGAAACATTAATTACTAATAGCAATCATGGATTTCCAATTATAGAATCTATTGCTACAATATCAGACAACCTTGATCACATAAGCGCAACAGCAATTGTTGGTGTAGACTTAGATCAAAAAGGTATGCAAATGCCGCAGAAGTTTGGTTCAGCATCTAGTTATGGCAAAAAGTATGCTCTTGGTAATCTATTCTTAATCGACGATACTCAAGATGCGGATCATGGCAAAGCAGAACCAGCACCTAAAACTAAAATCAAATTAGGTACTGACACTTACAAGAAAGCAGAATCGTATGTTAAGGATCAATCAACGTTAGATGTAATACTAACTAAGTATGATGTAGACGCAGACGCTATTGAGGCTCTTAAAAAATTAATATAACTATATGACTAAAGAGGAAATCTTAGAAAAATTAAAAGACGATCAGCATTATTATGGGGAATGAGTATCTTCCGTAAACATTTTTGTAAACGCGTAATTATATAAGTAGACAAGTAATACAAATACACTTATAATTATGAAAACAGAAGAACAAAAATTAAAATGGAATGCTTATATGCGTGAATATAATAAAAAACTATATGATCCAGACAAAGAAAGTGAAAGGCAAAGAAAAAAATATTTGCTCGATTTAGATGGGTACTTTTACGTTTACTACTTACCGGAGGAACATTATGTAGGCATGACAAATTGTGTACATAAAAGAATTAAACATCACGATTCTTCCGGAAAAATAGTAAATGATTATGAAATATTAGCTAGATTTAAAAGGCAGGTTGATGCTCATTTATTTGAAACTAAGTTTCACGCTTTAGATTATAACGGGTTTTTTGTAGGAAATTATAATAAAATTAAAATGAATGAACGAGGAAGATAAACAAAAATATTTAGAGTTATTAAAAAACGACGAGCATTATTATGGGGTTATAGGTCAGCAATTCTTAAGCAATTCAAACATATCTACGCTACTAAGTAATCCGTTATTGTTAAGAGCAAAGCAAGAACCTAATGTTAACTTTGCTATTGGTGGTTACTTTCACACGTTAGTATTAGAGCCAGATAAATTAGAAAAGTATAAGATTATAGATGCTACAACACGTAACACAAATAAGTACAAAGAGTTATCTAATGGTGAGATTTGTTTATTGCAGCATGAGGTAGACAAGATAGAATTAATGCGGGACAAAATGATGTCTAACAAAATATGCGCTGGACTAATACAAGGTTTCAATGTAGACTATGAAGTTCCTGGTATTACAGAGATTAACACTGTAATGTGGAAAGGTAAAGCGGATATATTAAACCATGATGAAGGACTGATTATAGATTTAAAAACAACGTCAGACATATCATCATTCCCATATTCAGCTAAGAAGTATAACTATGATAGTCAGGCTTACATATATAAAAAGTTATTCGGATATGACTTAATATTTATGGCTATAGACAAACAAACAAATCAAATTGGTATCTTTGATTGTTCAGAAAACTTTTTAAGAAACGGAGAAGACAAAGTGTTAAGAGCTATTGATGCTTACACATTATTTTACAAAACCGAGGACTTTGACCCTCAACAACATTTATTAACTAAAACTTTAAATTAAATTAAATTATGGCAAGAAAAACAATTGCAACAGTAAACATGAAAGTATGCGATGTAACAGGATTAACAAGACCTGAAACAGATTTCTATTCAAGACAATCGCATCTAAAATCAGTAGACAGATTAAGAGCAGCGTCAGGCGCTACTAAAGAACAGATCCAAAGATTCTATCAACAGTTGATCGCTTAGTTACAGACACAACACGATGCATTATTGATAATAATAATGTAACACACAAACAATTAACCTTATAAATAAATTAAACGAGAATTATGGCAAGTATTATTAAAGCAAGTATCAACTTAAATGAAATTCCAAAGCACAAAATTATTGATGGCAAGAAAGGTAAGTACCTTCCAATTACAATTACTATCAATGACGAAGTAGATCAGTTTGGAAACCAAGGACCAGTGATGGTTGAACAATCAAAAGAAGAGCGTGAATCAAAAGCCGCTAAAGTCTACTTAGGAAATGTTAAAGTCGTATGGACAAACGGCACAAATGTGGATGCAGCTCCACGACAAGATGCAGGACAATCGCCAGGCACAAACTATTCTAAGCCTGCGGCGGCGGTTGTTGATGATTTACCGTTTTAATATATAACACAGAATGAAGTCTAGACAGCGAAAGCAGGATTTAGTTTGGACAGTGTTATAATTTACCAATGCTTGCTGTTAGGCTCGACATCTTTTAAAAAGGGTTTATATTAAGGTCGGCAAACCAGAAACCCTGCTCTTGTAAAAGCTCCGTAACTGATAACTCGGTAAGCTACAAGAAAGACCAAGGTTGGTATAAAGTGGCGTTAGGCGACACCACTGCAGTGGTTACAAATAAGAATCGCCTTTTATATAGTGTGGTTGCAAACTTTCGAGTCCAACTGCCCTATAACACACTGTAGTTAGTTAGACCCCATTTATTGGGGTTTTTCTAACCACAATTAGTAACAATAAAAAATAAAAATAACCTATGCAAATAGAGACAACCGAAATAAATGGTTTTTTAATAGACACATTCAATCAATATGGTTTAGAAGAAGGTAAAGCTCAAGGTATTTGTCCATTATGTTCTCCTGATAGAAAACCTAAAAATGAAAAAGCAAAGTGCGCTTCATACGATTGGACACGTGGAATAGGAACATGCCACAACTGTAGCAAGCCTTTCCAATTACATACTTATAAAAGAAAAGGAGCAAGCGAAAAAGTATACGTCAGACCTGAAGTTGCTATACACAATCCGCTTAGCGAAAAAGTTATTGAATGGTTTAAGGGTCGTGGTATATCTGAGCAAACATTAACTGATCTTAAAGTTACAGAAGGTTCAGAATACATGCCTCAAACGAGTAAGAATGAGAATGTAATCAAATTTAACTATTACATTGGTGATCAATTAATTAACATAAAAAGCAGAGATGGACGTAAAAACTTCAAACTACATAAAGGCGCTGAAAAAGTATTTTATAATATTAATAGCGTTGTTGGTTTTGAATACTGCATTATTGTTGAGGGTGAGATGGATGCGTTGGCATTACATGAGGCTGGCGTAACAAATGTTATATCTGTGCCAAATGGCGCAACATTGAATAGTAACAATTTAGAATATCTAGATAGTTGTATTGATTACTTTGATGATAAAGCAAAAATCATTATTGCTGTAGATTCTGATCCAGCAGGACAAGCATTACAATCTGAATTAGTTAGAAGACTAGGATCAGAAACTTGTTATATTGCAACTTTTGATGATTGTAAAGACGCAAATGAATACTTAATTAAATATGGAAAAGAAGCTTTATCGCAAAGAATTTCAAGAGCCAAACCTGTACCGTTGGAGAACGTTACTACGTTTCGCGATATTGAAGACGAAGTTACAGATTTTGTTAGAAACGGGTTCAAACCAGGTTTCCAGGTTGGGCTTAATAATTTTGACAGTATTTTTTCTACGTACACTGGTCAGTTCATTACTGTTACCGGTATTCCTAGTTCTGGTAAGTCTGATTTTGTTGATCAGATGGTTATTGGATACAATGCTAATTACGGTTGGAAGACTGCTTATGCGTCGCCTGAGAATAGTCCTACGTATTTACATGCCCACAAGTTAATGCGTAAAACATGGCAAGGCATGCCAGGTGTAGAAGACATCAAAACTGATAAGTGGAATCAAGTAGCGGATCATGTTAATGATAATTATTTCTTTATTGACATGGAACGTTACACATTAGATTCTGTACTGCGTAAAGGGGCTGAGCTAGTTAAACGTAAAGGTATTAAATGTCTTGTTATAGATCCATTTAACAAGGTTAGAGACATGAATGCTGAATCAGCTGACGTTAATGCTTATACATTGGAATACTTGACTAAGATTGAAATCTTTGCTAAGAAGTACGATGTACTGGTAATGATTGTTGCACACCCAACTAAAATGTATAAAGATAGTAGTGGTAAAATAGAAGAGCCAACTATGTATAACATTAAAGGTGGTGGCGAATGGTATGATGCTTCTTATCATGGTCTATTAGTTCATAGAAACTATGAAGACAAAACTGTTAAAGTGAAAGTACTTAAATGTAAGTTCCAAAACTTAGGAGAGAATGGCGCAGAATGTCATTTCAAGTGGGATCCAGCTTCTGGTGGATTTATACCTCATGAAGTTGTTAATGCAGGTAATGATAAGATGCCATGGGAAAATTAAGGCATATAATAAAATTATTTTAAATTATAAATAGTTGATAATTAAGTATTAATGAAATAAAAGCTTACAGGCTTAGTAAGTTACAGTGTAAACGCGTAATAATATAAATATAACCAAATGGAAATAGATATGAATATAACGAGTTGGTCTAATAAAGACTTAGAAGCATTATGCGTGCCTGAAAATCATAAGATTACTTTTGATGGCTTTGAATACTGGTGGTTGCATAAAATACATGGTAACAAATGGGAATTGCATTATGTTGAAGGATTTAATGATTGGAAAAAGCCTTATAGTTGGCTTAAAGAATGGCTATATAAATGGAGTAAAGAATTAAGCACTAGAAAAATAGAATCTTCATCAATGTATCTTAATAAAATGAAAGAATCTTTAGAGTCTACAAAACAAGTTATTGAAATAAGTAACAATAAAAGATTAAAAACTAAAGATAAAATTAAAATGATACAAGAATTATTACCAGAAGAATCAATAACATTTATAGCAAATGTATTAAATATAAGCAGGCAAGCAATACATAGACATTTATAATTATGAAGACATCAGCAAAAATTTTACAACAAACAAAAGACTATCAAGAAAAAAGAGCAAACGATTATCCAGGATATTCTGTTTATTATATTCCAGAAGAACATTATATCGGAATGAGTAGAAACGTATATTCAAGAATGATTAAACATAAACATCTTGGTAAAATAGTTGATGGTTGGGAAGTAATAGAATCATTTGATAACCCTATAAGAGCACATTTAATGGAAACACAGTTTCATTTAATGGGTTATAACGGATATAGGCCGTAAATGGGTAGTGGTTCAAAAAAGAAAGGCGAAATCACAATGGGTAATTACGCGCCTAAAGATAAAGAAAGAGAAGCTATGTATTGGTGTATACATAACAATATTTTTATATCTGCCCATGCTAAATCAACTACAGAATGGTATGTTACAATATGTATAAATGGTAATGCAAACAAAAGTCCAGAGGCCTATGAAAAAGTAAGTATATGGAAACAAATATATAAATATTACCTATACTATTATAACAAATATAATAACATACCTACAATAGTTGAAAAAGTAATAATAAAAACAGAACCTATAAAACGGCAGCAAAAGCCAATTAGCGCCGATAATTTAAAACTATTTTAATATGATAGAAAGATATGAATCTCAATACAAAGTTTTATTATGGAAATGCTTAAGCGCTGGAGTACGTAGAAACGATCGTACTGGCGTTGGATCAAGATCTATATTCAATGCTTATTTAAAGATTGATCTTAAAGAATGTTTCCCTTTAATAACAGGTAGAAAAATGTTTCAAAAAACTTTTGATACAGAATTTGAATGGTTTATGAATGGCGAAACTAACATACAAAGATTCAGAGATGCCGGCGTAAAGATATGGAACGCTTGGGCTGATACTAATGGAGATCTTGGACCTGTGTATGGACATCAAATGCGCAATTTTAACGATCAAAATATAGATCAGATGCAAATGCTTATTAAAAATTTAATTGCTGATCCAGACAGCCGTAGACACATTATAAGTTTATGGAATCCTGCTCAATTAGATCAAATGCGACTACCACCTTGTTATCTGTACTTTCAGTTTTTTGTTGAAGGTGAAGATCTTAATATGTTCGTTGTGCAAAGATCAGGTGATATGTTTTTAGGAATACCTTATGACATTGCTTTATTCTCTAAAATACTTTTGTATGTAGCGGATAAAGTTGGTTTAAAAGCTAATCTACTAGAAGTTCAAATTGTCGATGCTCACGTCTATGAAAATCAGATTAACGCAATACACGAGTACTTTGAGCAAGAAAGTTTTGACGCTCCAAAATATACCTATAAAGAAGGCATATTAGAATTAATTGACTACAAACATGGTCCTAAAATAACAGCGACAGTAGCTGTATAAATAAAAAATATGGAAAAAATAATGTATTATTTGTATCACATACCTGGTAAAAAGATTGGCGTAACACGTGATCTTAAATATAGATTAACGAAGCGACAAGGCTATCAGACTGACGAATACGAAGTAATAGATTCAAGTGAAGATATAGATTATATATCAAAGCAAGAATTATTACTTCAACTTGTCTACGGTTATAAGGTAGACAAACAATCATATAAAAATTTAATCAATAAAAACAAAGATCAAATGAAATTAAATGTAACAGAACAGACAACAACATTCCCGTGCCCATTGAGCAAGTTAAAAGGTAATTTGTTTGACAATTTAGGGTCACAAATTGAAACAAGTTTGGGCACTTGCACATTAACGCCGGCTATTGCTGAATGGATTGTATCAAATGCAAATATTTCAATGTTTAATACCGAAAGAACTTATGTGTACAATAAAGCGTTAAACCAGTTTGCTACAACGTTAGCTAACAATGCAAGTAACAAAGTTGAAAGCAAAGCTAAGTTTAGCGATAATGTATACGATTCAATTAGACAATGGGCTGATGAGCGAGGTATATACAAGGACGGCGATTCTAAAACACAGTATATAAAACTACAAGAGGAAGCCGGCGAATTAGCTAGAGCTATATTAAAGAACAATAAAGTAGACCTTGTTGATGCTATTGGAGACTGTGTTGTTGTATTAACTAATCTTGCAGCAATAAATGGATTAAAAATAGAAGACTGTATTCAGTCTGCTTATACTGAAATCAAGAATCGTAAAGGTAAAATGCAAAATGGTACATTTGTTAAGGAACAACCACAAACACAAAACGGCGTATTGCAAGGCTTTGGCGGAACATTAAATAAACACGTACAATCAACTTTATAATATGAGAAAAAAAGAAATTGAGTTTAGAGATCCAGTAGTTGAGCGTGTTGTTAATAGTTTTGTATCAAGATCAAATGTTGGCTGGAAGAAGTATGGTATAACATTAGATAGCGATCCTCAAGACGTACTAGTCTGGTTAAATCATTTACAAGAAGAGTTGATGGATGCTGTTTTGTATCTTCAAAAAGCTAAAGAAGTTTATGCGGACCAAGACAATATGTTGATTGATAACGGGCATCGTATCAACGTTACAATAGATGAAGAAGATTAGTAGAAAAAAAGGACCAGTAGTAGCTAAAAAGGTAATGTGCGACGGCATTGCCTTTGCTTCTGGGCTTGAAAAGTATATGTATCTTGCTTTAAAAGATAATAATATAACGGCACAATATGAATCACACACTTTTGAATTGGTTAATAGTTTTGAATTTCAGAACGACTGCTTCGAGCGGCAAGGCAATGGCAAAGGGGATTTTTGTAATAGGGGCAATAAAAGAATACTCAACCTAAAATACACTCCTGACTTTGTTGGCGTAGATTTTATTATTGAAACTAAAGGCAGAGCAAATGAATCATTCCCTATGCGCTGGAAACTATTTAAAAAATGGATGAAAGACAATAACGACACAAGAACACTATATAAACCTCAATCAAATCCAGAATGTTTAAAGACAGTAGAATTAATCCTGCGGAAGAGAAACGCTTAGCAAGGAAAAGATACGCGGAAAGACAAGTTGATAAATGGATTAAATGGTCTTTTTTAGTTAAAGGAAAAATTAAATTTAAAGAATTACTAGAAATACAAAAAGAATATAAACTATATAATTAAACTATGAAAAACAAAAATTTAAAAGTGGAAGAACCAAAAGGATGGATATTATCAGTTGGTCTTTACCCAGGAATACTATTTGGCATAAGAACTTACGAGGAGCCAGAATTTAACACGCACGTTTTTTACTTACCATTCATTGACATTGCATTAGAAATAGACAAATAATATATGAGCTTAACATTAGACAAACAGATTTTATCAGACATTACAGTATACACGAAGTATGCAAAATATTTACCAGTTAAAGAAAGAAGAGAAACCTGGAATGAATTAGTTACAAGGAACATGGAAATGCATACTACTAAGTTTCCACAATTAAAAGAATCAATTGAACAAATTTATAAGAACTTTGTATTTAATAAAAAAGTATTACCGTCGATGCGAAGTCTGCAGTTCGGAGGCAAAGCGATCGAGCTTAATAACGCACGGATTTATAATTGCGCGTTTTTACCTATTGATAGCATACATAGTTTTTCTGAGACTATGTTTCTATTGCTTGGCGGTACCGGTGTTGGATATTCGGTACAAAATCATCAAATTGAAAAGTTACCAGAAATTAGAAAACCTAATTACGACCGTAAGAAAAGGTATGTAGTACAAGATTCTATTATTGGATGGGCCGATGCAATTAAGGTATTATTCAAATCTTATACTGGCGGTTTAACATCACATATAGAATTTGATCTATCTGACATCAGACAAAAAGGAGCGCTATTAGTAACCGCTGGTGGTAAAGCACCTGGGCCAGAACCATTGCGTATCGCTTTAGTAAAGATAGAAGCTGTATTACGTAATAAGAAAGACAGGACCAAACTGATGGATATTGAGTGCCATGATATTCAATGCCACATTGCCGACTCAGTGTTAGCTGGCGGTATTAGAAGAGCAGCGATGATTTCACTATTTGATCTTGATAGTACCGCGATGCTTAATTGCAAAGCTGGTAATTGGTGGGAAGAAAATCCACAAAGAGGTAGATCAAATAACTCAGTTGTTTTGTTAAGGCATAAGATTGACAGAGAAACATTTGATAAAGTATGGGAGCGTATTGAAGCTTCAGGATCTGGTGAACCTGGTATATACCTTACTAATGACAAAGACTGGGGAACTAATCCTTGTTGTGAAATTGCTTTAAGGCCATATCAGTTTTGTAATTTAACTGAGATTAATATGTCGGATATTGAAAGTCAAGAAGATTTTAATGCTAGATCATCGGCCGCCTCGTTCTTAGGTACATTGCAAGCATCGTACTCAGACTTTCATTACTTGCGTGATATATGGAGAAAGAACACTGAAAAAGATGCATTACTTGGCGTATCAATGACTGGTATTGCCTCTAAATCAAACTTAGAATTAAACTATGAAGAAGCTGCGAGCCATGTTAAACTCACTAATGTCGAGACCGCCAATGCTCTTGGTATTAACCCTGCTGCTAGGACCACCGCTGTTAAACCTGCAGGAACTACCAGTTTGGTCCTTGGTACTTCTTCTGGCATACACGCTTGGCACAATGATTATTATATTCGCAGAATGCGATTAGGTAAGAATGAAGCTATATATTCCTATCTTGCTATACACAATCCAGAATTGTTAGAAGATGAATATTTTAATCCAACATTGCAATCAGTAATTTCTGTGCCTCAAAAAGCTCCAGATGGCGCTATAACAAGATACGAGTCTACTTTGGATCTATTAGAAAGAGTTAAATTAATTTCTAGAGATTGGGTTAAGAAAGGTCATATTAAAGGTAACAATACACATAACGTATCGTGTACCGTATCTGTTCGTGATGATGAATGGAAAGCTATTGGTGATTGGATGTGGGAGAATAAAGATTACTATAATGGATTATCTGTATTGCCATACCATGGGGGAACATACAAACAAACACCATTTGAGGATTGTACTAAAGAAGTATACGAACAAATGATGTTAACGTTAAAAGATGTAGATTTATCTAAAGTTGTAGAAATACAAGATAATACAAACTTTGCTGATTCAGCAGCGTGTGGAGGAGGAAATTGTGAAATTGTATAAATAAATTATGAAAGAACAAACATTAATAGAAACGAAGAATAAAGTAGATGCTTTAATATTAGCAATGCGACAGATTACGCAACAAATAGATAATCTAAAAGATCTATCGGTAGGAACACTGGAAATACTTAAAAATATGCCAGGCTACCAAGATGCAGTCGACAAGCTAAAAGCAGATGTATTAACTAAGCGAGAAGAAAAAAAGCTGGAGCTAGTTGAATAAATTAAAAAAAGGGAGTTCTCATTACGAGGCTCCCTTTCTTTATTAAGAACTTTTGAGTATGGTGCTCATTTTTATTGGTTCTTATTTTTTTCTACTCTGTCCCAAATCATTTCTTTCTTAACAGCTGCTTTTTCTTTTGCAGTAGCCAACGAATCAATATATTCGTTCATTTGTTCATCAGTCATTTTATCAATTCTATTCGCTAATGCTTCTTTTTTAGCTATTCTGTCCTCAGCTGACTTAACATCACTTTCAAACTTCTTAGTTGTTTTAGCTTCTGCTTTTATTCTGTCCTCTTCTTCATTAACAACTCCAACATCGTAAGGTTTCCAACCAAGACCTAACGCAAGTTTTTGCCAGGTTTTATTTCTTTCGTCTAACATTTCAGCTACGTTATTTGCTTTGTCAACTAATCTATCTAATGGAAAGTTTGTAGTAGCCGCTGTAACTTTACCTGCAATATCATAAGCAGGAGAAGGATTAAATTTTCCGTCTTGCATTAGACTAAACCCTCTTTCCTTAATAATATCCTTATCGTATTTAGAAGTGTTCCAAGCAGAGTTTAATTTAGACATTTTAGAACTTATAGGTGGAGAAATACCGGCTGCAGCAATAATAATTTTAGCAGACTCACCTTTGAATCCTTTTTCTTCTTGTTTTAAGTATTCTAAAATTGTATTTTTTACTGTCGAAACAACAGCTCCGTATATACCAGTACCTCTTAATATGGTGTCTAACATACTGTTTGCAATAGATATATATTTTTTGCCTGCTTTTTCTTTTTGCTTAGCTTTTTCTTTCTCATCTTCTGGCTCTTCCTCAAAAGCAACTGCAAATAATGCAGACTGTAAAGAAGAAAATATCATACTTTGTATAAATCCATAATACAAGATCTTTGAGATATGTGTCTTAGCGTCTCCACGTCCATTTATAAGGTCTCTACCAGCCTTTTTCATCAATCTATTATATTGCATAGGCGTATTGCCAAAAGCTAATATAAGACGTCCTATTGAGCTCGCTTGTTGTTGAGATATTTTGCTAGGATCTGCTGATTGTTGTGATTCTTCCGATGTTGCTAAGAAATCTTTATATGCTGCGTCTTTTGCATCACTCGCGGACATGCCTTGTTTCTCGTAAGTATTAATTCTATTCCTGTAGAATGTAGCTCCGCCTGAACAAATAGCAAAACTATCCGCCATTTGTGTTGGTGTGTAACCTACTTTTAATAGATATGCTAAAGCTGCCTTTACTTTATTCTTTGAACCTTCAACTGCGTTAGCTAGTTCAGCTTGATCAACATCGGATTTTAAGCCTGCTCTACGTTCTTTTAATGAATTTGAATTCCATAATTCAGAGAAGTCTTTCCAATATTGTGGTTGGTTAGCAAATGCTTTAGCCGCCATAGCCGGATTGTTATCTGACCAGTTTATAAAGTTTGTCGATGCAACTAATTGAAGTACAGCAGATCTTGTATTTAAGAACATTATCGCACCAGATGAATTATTCACCCAACTAGCCCAAGCGCTTCCAATTTTATCTCCGGATGACCTGTTTGTTCCATTTTTCATTCTAAATAAGGAATCTTCTAATGCACCTCTAAAATCTGTACCTCTTGCTGCTTCTATTTTATTTAAGTTTTCAGGTGAAAATATTGCATCTGCATTTTCAACAAACTCTCCTAATATTTGTTTTCTACCACCCTTCTCAGTAACATTATGCAAATCGGACACAATAGACTCTACATTCCAGTATTCTGTTGGTTTTATCCAACCTTCTAACTGTCCACTTGCAGCCGACAATTTGTTAGCAAAGTCAGTAAACGCAGGATCATTCTTTATAACATCAACTAGTTTATCAATTTCAGGTCTAGACAAGCCAGGAATTTCAACTCCATTAGTATCCCATAAGTAAACCCTTACAGCTTGATCGTATGTATTTGTTGTGCCTTCTATTATCTTTGTTAACTTTTTAGCCTCAACAGGGTGTTCCTTTTTTAAGTCTCTATATCCTTGTTTTATATTTGCTCTAATATTGTTTATTCTTGTAACTCCAGCAGCATAAGGTTTTAATAGATTGTCTTCAAAGAACTTCTTTTGTTCTTCTCCACGTGTTCCTTTACCCATGAAGTCATACAATAATCCAGCAAAATCCTCAGCAGATGGCGACATAAACACTCTAAACTTGCCTTTACCAGCGCCTATTGTTCTAGCTGTAATATCTGAGAATTGCTCGTTTACACCAATACCTCTTGTCTCTTCTAATATTTTGTTAAACTCTGTAGATAAAGCTTTACTAAACTGAATTCCAGATACATCAGCGACTTTAGTTAAAGGTATAATTTCATACCTACCCTTGCTACTTTTAACTTCTTTGTCAAGCAGCAAATTATAGGTAGAAGCATCAGAAAGCTTGCTTGCAACATCTTTATTTCTAATTTTAGCTAAAGACAATGGAACTAATTTTGATGTTGAGTTAAATTCTATATAGTCTTTATTATTTATTATTTCTTCAAGAACACGAGGCATTATATTTATCATAGCGTCTTCATGTTCTACAGTATATTCCGGCTCAATTAAAAGTTTTTCGTAATATTCATTCTTATTGTTTTCAATTTTTTTACCATTCTCTAAAATAAGGTTTCCTTTTTTGTCTGTTTTATATTTATACTTATTAGTTACTTTATTTAGTCTTTCTTGTTTTTCTACTTCTGGTAATGTATTTAAAAACTTATCAATAGTCCTTATTGCTGTCGGCGTTAAATTTCCCTTTTTATTTCTAGGCAATTTTCTTAGAATGTTACCTTCCTTATTTTTTTTATCAACAACAATGCCAACCATTGCGGACAATGAGCGTATCCCACTAGCAATATTGTTATTACCCGCAAACATTGTATAAACAGTACCTATACGAGTGTTTCTTTCTGTTTTTGATATTCCATTTTCATTAACCCATTCTTTAGTTATATTAAAAAATAATTCTGCTTTTAACTTATTTATTTCATTAAATTTTGAAAGTTCTTTTCCGGCTTTTTCTATAGAAGAGGAATTATTAGGGTCAATTAATATAGTATTTTTTACATTAGTTTGCTTTGTAGGATTAATGCTAGTATACTTACCATCTTTGCCTAAAGCTTTTTCTAAAGTATTAATTTTTTTAATTATTCCTTTACTAGTATCACTTAGGTCTAATTCACTATTGCCTTTGGCTAACAAACTATTAATATTATCAGCGGACAAAGACTTTTTAATGCTTATTACCTCAGGGCTGTCAGGCGCTAATATATTTCCTTCTTTGCTAATTACCTTTTTAAATAAATTTTTTACCCAATCAACTCCAGAAGAGTCAGTTCTATATTGGCTAGCCCTAAGTCCAGCTAATAATCCTTTATCAAAAGTTAATTCTATAGGAAGCATTTTAAGTAGTCCTTCTCTACTTTTAATATAAGATGATAATGCTTCATTATCAAAATTTTGGTAACCAACGGCATTATTAGCTAAAGGCATTGGAGATTCTATTCCAAAAATTCCCATAACATTATCTAATAACCCCCTATATGTATTGGTGTCGGTGTTCATTGTTTCAGAACTACCGCTAAAGTTAAAATCACCATCAATTATAGCTTGTTTTTTTATACCCTCTGAAAACTGTATTAAAGAAGCTCCAGCTTTTAAATCCGCCGCTTGTTCAAGTGTTTGAACAGCCTCCATTCTCACAGCTGTATTAGACGCTATCTTACCATACAAACGAATCATAGCTAATATAGTTTGAGAACGAGGATCCTGTCCTCCAAAAGGTTCAAATGATCCATCTTTATTTATACCAAACGCGTTTAAAAATTCTTCTTGAGTTATATTCTTTTTTAATTGAAATGGAATTAACCCAGCTCCTTTACCTAATCTTTCTTTTTGGTCATAAAAAAGTTGTTGCAATTTTCTTGGAATACTAAGTCCTGTGCCTATCAAAATATCACTAGCGGGCATACCTTCTAGTATAGCTCCCTCAGGCAATAACTTTATTAATTTGGTTCTATTGTCATATATTATTTTTTGAATAACTGGTATTTCTGGAGTTGCTAAATTTGCTTTTGCATCAGTAACTTTACGTACGGTTGTGCCAAAAAACTTGGCAGTAACCTCTGGGGCTAAGTCATTTAATTTTGCAAAAGTCAAACTTCCTAATTCAGATGCGGTCATGGCGTCTATCTTTTCTTTAACAGAAGCATTGTATTCTTGACCTAATTCGGCACCCATCATATCGATTGGGTTTATCAAATTGGCTTGCCTATCCTCTTCATCTCTAATTTCATCAAGCGTAGAGTCAAAAGAATAATCATCTTCCATATCATAGGCCGGAGAACCGCTATCGTCCATTATTTCTTTAGAAAATTTTTCAGAAAGAATTCTTTTGGATGCTGCAATAGCTCGCATTGGTAGGTACTTATTTATATAAGCTGCTAATGGAACACCCGCCTTCGGGTCATAGCTTTTTATTAAGTCATATAACCCCCCTGAACCTGTCTCAAGTTCGTCTGTTAGCAATTGCTTATCAAATCCCGGGGCGTCTCTTCTTTTATCTACTAATTTAGATGTTATAGGTCCAAATTGTTTTATAATATCAAAAGCGCCTTCGATGCCTTTTTCATCATAAATTTGCTGTACCTTATTAGACGCAACTGCTCCTTTATTATTTTCTATAATTTTAACATCTTCTGCTTCCTCTTCGCTTACTTTTTCCTTAATACTTTCTTTTGGTTTTTCTGTTTTCGGCGTTTCTTGTGGAGCTTTTTTAATTTCAATTTGTAGTTTACGTTCAATATTGCCTTTTTGAGCTTTATAATCAGCTTCTTCCATATCACCATAGCCTTCATCATATTCCACCTCTAAGTTAGCTAGCTCTTTTTTAAGTTCGTCAACTTTGGAAAATTCAACACCAGCGTCTATACCACTAGCTATTCCAGAATATTCTTTTGTCATGGATTCCAATTCCGCTAACTTTATAGCCCCAGATTTTTTACCAGATTCAATATCTGATAGTGTCAATGTACCAGTTGAAATCTTTTTACCAAGTCCTACTACGAAGTTGTACATATCATTTTCGCCTTTAAAATCAAAAGCTGTTATATCTGGATGTGTTTTCTGAACCATTGATCCAAACAGTCCAGCTAGCCCTTTATATTTTTTACTTTTTTCCGCAAAGGTTATATCTCCTTTTGACACAAGTTCTAAAAATCTAGAAATAACTTCAGTAGCTTTAAGATCGCCATTTTCATTTCTTTCCGTAGAATTTACTAATTGTTTGTATAGGTTCTTATCTAACTTTTTAGTAGTTAAAAGTAATTGTTTCGCTATTGGAGTAAAAGCTTTTGGATTTGATTTTAATAAAAGGTTGGCAGCATAATGTCCTACCTCATGCGTAGCTATCTGAGACCGTCCATTAGACAACATATTTTCTTTGACTAGTATTTGTCCTGTCGTATCGTTATTAAATCCATCCGCCCCCTCTCTTATTCCATCTATAGCTGTTTTTTGGTCTATTTCGCTTAACCCAGATTTAGTTTTTATATATTCAATAGCTTCATTTTTGGTTTCAAAAGCTTTTATTCTAGCTCCTTCTACTTTACTTGCATTATTAATATTTATATCTATCTCTTGTTTTAGGTACAAATCGAAAGCGGCTTTTTGAATTTTTTCAGTTGATGGCTTAATATCTCCCTCTAAACCGACACCTTCCGCGGCTTGCTCAAGCAGATCGTCATACCTATCAGGCTTAGAATATTTTAGTAACTTAAATCTAGATACATCGCTAGACATGCTGGATGGACTTAATGCGTCTTGTTTTATAGCTTCCAGTTTGTTGAATTCAACCCTTAAGTCTTCTATTATAAGATCCTTATTTTCAGTCGATATATTTTTATCATCTAATATCTCTTTAGCCTCATTTTGTAGGCTAGCTTTTTTACCTTCTATAGAAATAATAGCCTCGGCAACACCGGCTCTTAATGTGTTGTTTATTAACTTTTGCTGCTTCTCTATAGCTGTATTCTGCTCAATTTCCTTTTTTTCCATTAAAGAACCAAGAGCTTTTTTTTCTTCAGTACTTGTTGCTAATTCAAATTTTTTTCCTAGTTCATTAAGCTCTTTGCCTAATGTCCTTATTTCATTTTTAGAATTATAATCAGAAAATGCAGACAAATATAACCCTTTTGTATATGGAGTACCCGACATAACCATACCCATACCAAACCCTGAGAAACCTGCATGTGCGGCATTTTCCATTACTGGACGTCCATCTATTAAATTCTGTGTCATTGTAGTGCCGACTTCACCCGCGCTCTCTAAGAATTGATCAAACACAAAGCCCGGAGTTTTACTTTTAAAATATGCTTTCATGCTATTATCAATAACGTCCGGCCCTCCCGCTCTGCCAAGAGAAACCTTTGCTCTCTTTAATATTGGTATAGTTGTCAATGCAGAAAACCCAGCTTCCGCTCCCCCATATCCAATTGATTTTAACCAAAGTTCTGTTTTAGAATAATTAGCTTCTCCTGCTGCCATTTCCGTCTGCATATCAGCCATTTTAGATCCAGCTGAAGTTACCCCAACCATAGCCGTGGCTGCTCCCCCGGAAAGGACCATAGCTGTTATTATAGGTATTTGTGAAGTAAGTTCTTGAGCAGCAAATTTACCAAAATTAGAACCGTTATCAAAAGCATCTTCAAAAGACACGTCTCTAGTGTATGAATTTCTAATATCAGTAACCGCATTTGTGTAATTAACAGCCCATTTGTCCATTCTCTCTGATGCAGTTTCTGCATCTTTGCCATATATCATTTTTGATACCTCATCTCCTGCGTAAGTAAAAGGAGTCAACACGTCTAATACTTTACCTGTAAAGTAAGCTCCGCCAACGGCTAAATCACTTAATCCTGTACCAACTGTAGTTAAATATTTTTCAGATAAATCATAGTTTTTAGCGGCTGCTGTGGAGAATATATCTGAATCTTCTAACTTTTTTAAGTTTTCATTCTGCTCTTTAAAAGCGTTGATAGCATACGAACTATTAAGTTTATATTGTTCTTCTAGTTTGTTATACGCATTCAAAAACCCCTTATTTACTTGTTGCCCGTTTTTTAAAGTTACTATTTCTGAATCTAAAGGATCAAAAGTAATACCAACGTTAGCAAATTTACGAACTATAGCTGTTAATTCCGTGTCGCTTTTAGGAACTCCCTTAAATATATCGGCACAATCAACGGCTAAGTTGTTTATATTAATTGCTTTATTTTCAGCTATTTTTAATTTAGTTGTTGATTTATTTTGGGTATCTACGGCTTGTTTATTAGCTAATAAAGACCCGACGTATAGACTGGACTGCATAGATGGATCATTTTCTATAATTTTTTCTGCAACGTCCGCTTTTTTATCAGTAATAGCCCTATTTTTTAATAAATCTCGGGTCAATCTTTCTGTTTCCAGCCCTAATTCTTCCTTTGATATATTTGGATTTCTTTTTAGTATTCTTAGTTTTGATTCTCTTAATTCTTTTTCGTAAGGCTTAATTATTGTAGTAGTGTACCCCGCTCCTCCCATAGCTATTTGGCCAGTTGCAGCCATTGAAACTTTCTGTTCTTTTTTAGGAACAAATAAATCGGGATTATCAAATTCTTCGTCCACCTGAGCTTGGAACTCAGGGGTTATTGCTTTTGCTACTTGCTTATTGTAATTTAATTTTGTAATATCTTGTAGATATTTATTTTTAGATAAATCTTTAGCTTTTATGTTCTTATTAAAAAAATCTTTAAGTATATCCGCATTCTTATTTGCTATTTCAGGGCGTTCCTTTGCGTTAGCATTTAAGACACCGACATCAAATTGTAACACGTCAGATTCTATTTTTTTACCAGTAGTTGGATCAGTATACACGGCTTTTACTGCGTCAAAAACATTTGATATATCACCCCCTAATGAGGTTGTTTCTTCAAAAGTCAAATTAGGTATACCGGCATATAGCTTTTTAAGGAACTCGGACCCTTCCTCCTCCTCCATTGCAAAAGCAGTTTTATTTGCTTTTTCGGTTCTTAATGATGAAGTTAAATAATCACCAACACTACCTTTTTCAATAACAACAGGCTCGTATTCCCTTTCTATTGGACCAATTGTAATTGATCCTTTATCCAGCTTTTTTATATTATCTAATATAGCGTCTTTTTTCCTAGGTGTAGCTGCCTTCATTTTTTCAACACCTAGTATATCTAATTCAGGAGTTGTTGGAAATGCACTTTTTTGCTCAATAGGTTTTGCTTTAACCTTTTTAGGAGCTAATTTTTTTTCTTTGATATAATCATCAATAGAAACCTCTGCCTTATCGGCAGCGGCTTGTATCTGTTCTTCTGTATAATCTAATCCATTAGGGTGTGTATATACCGGCATATTTTTTACTTTCTATTATAATTATAATTTTTTTGTATTCTCAATAACAACATCTCTATCTTCAGGTATGAATTTTTTCACGCCTCCGACTCTAGTCTCTTGCATATAACCCCAACCCTTTGTTTTATCGTACATATAAGTAAGCCCGTTTGTACCTTTTATAGTACCCTCTTTTTTGCCTTCTATATTAGCTATATTCTTAGTTACTCTTTCGTTATACGCTACTGTTTTAGCTGCTGAAACCGATCCTGCAGCAGCCCTTGGTTTTGTTGGCTTTACATATTTTTCAACTGTCATGTCTGCGCTACCTTTTGCATCTTTCATAGGATAGGCTTCTTGACGAAATTGCATTGACACCAAATATTTTGCGTAAGCTTTATTAACTACATCTTTATCTATTTGTGAAACATCATCAATATCCGCTACAGCTTTAGATCCCTTTGGAGCATAAGGAAGTAGTACATCATTATATAACATAGCTAATCCTCTTGGATCAGTTTTCATCATACCAACAACTTTAGCGCCAACTTGTGTACGCAATTCTTCGCTTTTTTCTACTATAGTATCTAGATTTGGTTTAAATAACCTGTATTTATTAGTCGTTAAAGGATTACCTTTCTGATCTGTAGACCCAATTTCTTCTTCTACTATTACCTCCCCGTAGCCAGCTTTCAATGCTTCTTGTATATTAATACCTCCTGTTAATGAAGCTCTACCATCTTTATCCGCTTTAGTTTCAAAGATGTTTGGCACAGTTAATTTTATGGCTTCTAAATCCGATGTTACATCAGGGATTGTGTACATTCCATCTGGATATGTTTTGTTTTGTAATTGCAGTGCTTTATAATTAAATCTCGTACTACCTTTCTGCCCATTAACATCTTCGTAGTCAATAGCCATATTTGCGTCTGAGAAGTCTCTATTTGTTAGATCAATGCGCGTATTTGTTTTCTTTGTTCCTTGTTGAGATAATATACTACCAGTTTTTACGTATTCGTCGTAATTTGTTTTTTGCGATTCATTTAAACCAACACCAGAATATCGTCCTCCAAGTACTCCAACTCCTTTTGAGTTAGAATCTTTATATGCTTCACCAAACATACTAGTTTCTCCTAAGAAATCTTTAGGAACATTCAAACTATTATTAACCATAGTCGTGTATTCGCCTATCTTGTAGGACATATCTCTACCAGTGCCTTTTGCTATTTCAGCAGCTAAAGCGGATATAGGTTGCACAGTTTGGTTCATTGTGTACTGTAGGTCCAATGTGTTGTCAACACCCCCTAGTTTACTAAAGTTTGTAGCGTAAGTTAGCATTTGACTATTAGCTTTTTCTTGAGCAGCTTCGTCTTTTTTCTTTTGTTCTTCTTGTAATTTTCTTCTGCTTTCAAGAATAGAAACACCCGCGCTACCTACCGACGCTATTGCACTCCTTAAGTATTGCCCTGACTGTGTGTCTATTGCTATTTCTGGATTTGTATATGCTCCCATTTAGTTTATTTTATAATTTGATGCTTTAAAAGTATTTGAGTAGTCCTTACCAGAAGTTCCGGTAGTTGCTGTTTTTGCGCTAGCAGCGGCAGCACCAATTCCAGCAACAGCGCTAACACCAGCGCCTATAGCTCCCATAAAATCAGCTTGAGCCTGGGTTTGTTGGGCTTGCGCTCCGCTTAATTGTCCTGCAACACGATCCATTTTTTGCATTTCTCTACCCTCTCTTGCTTGGTATACAAATTGAGAACCGGCTGTTTCAGCAGCTTGAGTACGTTGCCCCTCTGACATTTGTATATCCTGAAGTCTTTGGGCTTGTTGCATTTGGACTTGTTCCATTTGTTGTTGACCCTGAGCTTTCATTTTTTCATTATTAGCTTCTTGTTGTTCTATATCAGCGGTAACACCTTGTTTAGATTTAAGTGCAGCCATTGCTAATGCGGTTGCTCCACCGGCGCCCGCTCCAGTTTCTCTTAATGCATCTAATGTATTTGCTAAAGCTTGGTCGGTTTGTTCAATTTGCATAGTGGTAGCAGCCGTAGCTACACCTAGATTTGCATAAGGATTACTTACCATACTAGATAAATCTTTAGCCATTGTGCTTAGATCCTTTACATTAGCGTAAGGATTGACTATAGCTTGTCTTGTTGCTTCTAAATGATTTAATTCTTTTGTTAATTGGTCAGCCTTCCTTCTAGCTGCTCTTTCTTTTTTCTTTGCTCCAAAAGCTCCAATAACAGAACCTAATATTCCAATTCCTCCGCTTATAGCTTCTACTAACATAGTATTATTTTTTTTATATATTCATTAAGTTTTATTATTCTTGCTTAATTTAATTTGATTATCCATTTATTATATTTAATAGGATGAGTTTACGTAATTTGATGATACTGCAAACAATTCTTTTTTGCCTTGGTAAGTGTTAGGCTCGCTACTATCAACGGTGCTCATTGTTACAGTTGCCCAAAATCCATCAACGCCAGACATACTTTGTCCCCACAGTATTTCACCAGGTTGAGCCGGACTAATATTCATTACATTACCAAAATATTTATTTTCTTTCTTTTTAAAGTTATTTAAAAATAATTGATTTTGTAAAGCTGATAATGTGGTTATTGTGCTTGTAATGGTTGCTTTTGCTATTGATAATCCAATATCACTATCGGTGATTATTGAATCCATTGTCCAATCTGGACTTCCCTCGTAGTTTATTGTCTTAAAAGTTTTTACCTCTGATACGCTAGGATTAAGAACTAACTTTACTGTCGATGCATACGTTACCCCGTAAAAAGTACTTCTCTTATTATTAGTAAGTTGGTAGTGTTGCCATATAGCTCCATCTTTTATGGAATAAAAATTATTACGCAGACTTAGTGTAAAAGTTGGCTTATAAGTATAGAAACTAGTCCAGCCCAACGCGTCCTCATTGAAGCTTAATGTTTTGTAAAGTGAATCAATATTAGCGTAAGGAGTTAATACTGCTCTAGGATCATTGTATGTGCTCACAGGCTGTATAGATACAGTATAGTTTTGAGAATGTTGATCCAATCCGCCAACTATTTTACTAGATGGAGTTGTTGCGTTTAATTGATCTCTAAAAAAGTCAGTTAAACCATTACTTGATATTTCTGTAATTCCATCTTGAGACAATCTTAAAGCTACATTTCTATCTTTATCAGTAAAATACTTTCTATACCCGTAAGTTGCAAATGATTCTGGATTACGACTTATTCCATAATTCCCGCCGTATGGTACTATTTGACCTATTACAACGGTACTAGATGTAACAGAACCCTCTCCTTCTGCAGAATAAATAGCAGACTTATCTATAAGTGCTCTACTGACTTTTGCTTCTTGAAATACGGTTAGATTTGTATCTTCTGCAAATAACTTTTGAATAGACCCATTTGATGGATCCAGGCTTTTGGTTATTACATCAGCTACAGAGAACTCGTTTGTTTTGTTTATCCCGGTTCTAGAGTTGAATACTCCTGAGTAAATTAAAGAACTGGACCTATGTTGTTGCACTGGAGTATCTTCTACTATATAAGCTTTAACACCTAGATCTGTAATAGTATTATTATAACCTCCTCTAATCCTAGCTTCTTCGATATACCAATCATCTGCAGGAACTGTACTTATAGGTTCCACAGTTACTGTTTCACCATCTAAGTATGTATAATACTTAGGTAAATTAGCCGGCAACGCGGGATCATTGAACACTACCGGGTTTTCACCCGATAATGTTACCAAATTCCGCACTTTTTTTAACCAAAATGAATTAAAATATTTAATTTCTAGTATTGCTGCCATATATTGATTATCACTTATTTATTAATTGATTTACCGTATAATAGTTTACGAGCAAGTAGCTCCATCTGTTGATAATATTATATCTAACGTTGGACCTCCCAATAAATCTAGTTCAAAAAATGTTACAGTTCCAAACTCAGTCGGCAGACATTCTATAAAAGCGCCATTACGAAAAAGTGTTACCCCCGTAGGGTCTACAGCGCTTGTATAAACTAAAATAGTGCTAGCTGTATCCTCTGGTATATCATAAGTACCCGCCTTTGTTGTATCTGAATACACAGGCCAATCGAAACCGGGGTTCAGGGTAACTTCGTTATCATTTACATAGACGCTAGATATAGCCGTAGGTCCTACCTGAGTCATGGTCTGCATAAATATATTTCCTCCAGTAGATGAATTTGGTATTATTTGTATATTAAAATCTAACCCACCAGTTAAAGGTTCTCCAGGTATAAAACTACCATCAGCTAGTCTAGCGTCATAAAATGTTACAGATAAATTGTAAAGCCCCAAAGCCCTAGCAGAATCCACTGTTTGTGATATTACGCCTGTTACGGGGTTAATAGCAAATGGAGTTGGAGTTGGAACTAATCCCGAATCTGGTCCTGTTATGCTATCTATAACAAAATAAATTTGAGCACCTTTGTTGGTAAACCCTCCGTTAACAGTGTTAATTAATTGGCCAACAAAATCTTCCTCTTGAAGGACCTCAAACAAGGTGGGCACTGGCGACATAGACGGCTCAACGTTCTCCAACGCTCCTACAGTTATTAATGTATTAGTAAGTATTCCTTCAGGTGTAGTTAGACTCACCCCGAAAGAAAATGTAAATACATCCTTAATTGAACTGCCTTTAAGATACGTAAAAGCTTCGTTTATTCTTATTCTTATTTCGCCGCTTGGCGCTTGTACATAACTAAACTTAGCCGTTACATCACTACCGTTACCATCTATAACTGAAAAGCTAGTTACTATTGCTGTGGGTAAAGGCACTGGTCCCGGCGATGTTATAAAGAAAGCGGGTGTAACAAATCTACTATTTGGCTCTCCTGCTATAGTACCAGTTCCCGCAGGATCTTGGTGCTCTTTCTGCGAATATGTAAAGTCACTAAACCCAACTGGCCCTTCAAAACCAGTCAATGCTTGCTCGTTTAAATCCGATATTAACCCTACTGTTGAAGTTTCCCAATATATATTTAATAACGACTCAACCGGCTTAGTCTCGTAAATAGATAGGACGGGGCGCATCGTTGTTGTAGTTACACCTATAGGGTTATTTGCATTAGATGTTGATATTCTTGCTATTATAGGTTGTGTATCTATTTGGTATAAGTTTAATTGACCATTAGCCCCTAAGGAAGAATATGTCATATTCAAGTCATTGGCATTAGCTATAGTGCTAGCTACATCAAATAATCTACCTGGATAGTACTGTATATTAGTAGTGCCGGTATTGTTTTCAACCCTTCCGTATAATAATACAGAACTTCTATATTGTTTTTGGTCTGGCCCAACTTCAGTTAAATCTCTAGGAATCTTATTTATATTGTCGTTTAATAATACAATATGTGCAGTTTTATTAACCTCTCCTGAAGGGAATGCCCCTGTCTCCGGTAGTGGGTCAGATTGTTCTGGATAGTTGTTTAGCATGCCAGGCAAATAGCAATTATAGTAGTCTTGTTCAAATTGTTTTACGACAACCTTGTAAGAATACCACCCTATTTCATTAATGGCATAAGCATATTTTATATCTGGAACAGCACCAGGGTTGTGGTTATACATACTATTTATAACTCCGTCAGTGGTAACAACATATGGGTCAAGCGCAGTTCCGGTTCCAGTCCTATCTATAACTTTTACGTAATCTACATTTCCACCTCTTAAAGATGTTAAATCAGCAACGGGCGCAATATTATTGGCGGCATAGTCTGGATCCGTGTCTAAAGTAAAAGTATATAGGAATGGAGCTGTTGTGGTAAAACTTCCGGATATTATTGCAAAACCTAGGTTGCCATTAGCATTTGGAGCAGCATATAATCCTGGTTCGCCGGTGTTAAAATCGGGTTGTCCATTTATACCTGATATTATTGGAGCGTTGACTGAAACTATTAAAGTGTCTCCAAACCATTCTAACATACCAGGTCCAGCTGATTTATATGGTGAATATACAGTCGATCCTCCAAACCCTCCCTCAGCTTCACTCGTAACCGGAGATAATAATACAGAACTTTGGCGGCCGTATTTATCCGATAATATAAACCCAACTTGATAATTTCTGTTTTCTTTTAGTGTGTGATTTGGGTATTCAACAAAGGCGCTAGAACCATCTGTATAATCAATTTCTTTTTGAGCTACACCGATAGTATAACTTATATTTAAAGGAGGTGTGTAAGTGTCTCTATAGTTACCATATATTACTCTATTACCAGCAGTCTCTTGAGCTAACGCTCTGGTTGGCACTTTATCGTACACCCTAACGGTTTGAGCTTCAGGTAATGTCTTGTAAGGTTTTCTAGACTGATAATTGTAAGTGAATACATTTATGTCCCCTTCATCACCTGGTAAAGCATTTTGAGCTATAACAATTGATTCTAATACCTTAATAGTAGTTTGGTCAGATTCTTTATATAATACATCTATTTCTGTTATTTTATAAGAATCACCAATATTGTTGTAAGTGTCTGGTAATGGTATAAGTAACTCAACATTTTGTACATTATTTTGCATGAAATTAAGTACCGTACTTCTATAAGCAGCATCTTCGTCTCCAGTAACAAAAAATCCTTTTTGTTCTGGTATATATGCTATTTGTGTAAAAGGTGATACAATAGAATACTCACCATCTTCAAACTTAAATCTATAGCCAAATCTAACATATCTAGATTGTAAATAATCAGGGTCTCCAGGCCAAGCGGGAGAAGCATTTTCCTGATTAGTCATTGTTGAAATTAAAAATATAAGTTCATCACCAGCAGTTATAGTTCCAGGAGTTGGATTTGTATCTATGGTAATTAATGTACCAGCTATTGTCTTTATAAAAGTATAATTTGAACCATCTAAATCCGGCCCTATAACAGTCATTCCAACCTCTAGTCCAGTTGCATCATCTACAGTAAATGTAGTTGTTGTGGGGGTTGTTACTACTGTAGCTTTTACAGTTTTTACTAAACTAATAACTTCATACGGATTATACTTAGCAACAGATATTTGTACTTCTGAAGTATAGTGACCACCCGGAGCTAATGCTACATTTATTTTTCTAGGTTGATTTCTATCGTCAGTCCAGAACAATAAATCCTCTATAATATTTACACCGTATATAGGATTCTTTTTTGAAAAATTTAAAAAACTACCTGTTACTAACGGTATATACGGAGTTGTTGCTCCAACGGTATACATATATATTGCGCAGAAGCTAGTAGATGGAGCTAATACTCCTAATTCACTATCGTTATCTGTTAGGAATACTATAATACGATTTTTATTACTATCTACTAAATATCCAATAGAGTCAAGATTAGGTTTATTTAAAGAGACTCTCAAATTTGTATTTTCTAATAATACATTCCCGGATATATTCTCCAGCGCTCCAATATCATTGTCTTCTGACTTACCCGTTATAACATTATAAGCCTCACGATATTGTCCATTTGGCAGGATTCTATCGTCAAGATCTAAATTCATTTTAGCCTGTAAAAAAGTATTTTTAACTTCAGCCATTTAGTTAGTGTTTTATCCATTTAGATTGTCCTCTTAATACTTGAGTTATCTCTTCAAGTTTTATATTAGATAATCTTATTTTGGTATTTCTTAATTTAGCACTTCTTTCTTGTTTTAATCTTTGAACAAGATATTCAGGTTGGTTTACACGACTTGCGATGATAGCGTGTAGGATATGCGCATACATTGCTTCCTCAGCCATCTTAGGAACTCTGGTGTCTCTATCATAAGCTAATCCATCAGATACATATTCTAATACAATAAGTAGACCTACAAGTTGACTAGAAAAAGACATTTTACCTTCTCTATCGTTTATTGTAAACCAACCATTCATATTTGCATATTGCGGATCCATTCCGTATCTTCTTTCGTATCCCCAATAACTACCTGTTCCCCAATCAGAACCCCACCAATCTAACGATGCATTGTAATCTAGCGTTGTGTAATATCCATCAATCAAAGTGCTATTTGCGGTTGCCCACCGTTCTTCTGTTATTGGCGTTCCTTCTACGTTATCATTAAAGTTATCCTGAGTAGGTATACCCTTGTTATCTTGAACTGGATTTTCGTATGGGTTTATAGTTAAGTTGTTTGCCGGGTAAATAGGATGTTTAATACCTAAATTATCAATCCAGGCTACTTTAACATAGTTAACGTAATCTTGTGGCAATATAACACTCAATGAAGGTGGTATAGTTAGTTCTTGTGATTTAATACTTTTTAATGTATCGTAACTGAATTCTTGCAATCCGCGTTTAGCGTGAAACATTACATCAGTTCTTTTTACATCGGGTATTAATTTGCCTACTCCGACATAAGCAACTATAAAGTTATTTATAATATCATCTAGGGTAATATAAGCATATCCACCATAATTATCTTCTACAGTATTACCATAAGCTTCTCTATCACCGTACTCTCCACCTGTTAGTGTTTTTAACTGGACTACTATATTAGAACCTTGAGCAATTGAACCTGTTATGGTTATAGTATTTTTTACTACCGTATATGGCAATATATACTCTTCATAAACCGCTCCATTTTGGATTGGCGTACTCAAGTATAATTTAAAATTATTTAAAGCATAATTTATATTCTGCGGATCATAACTACCAAATACTAAATCAGTATTAAATGTAAATGTCCATGATTTCCCAATAGCCGTTGCCGAACTATCATAAAAACCTTGTGCTCCAGCGTAATATTGTCTATTTGTTTCGGTAACTAAACCTCCGTTTGGAAATGGCATATTTTATTAGCTTTTTGAATTAATTTGTTCTTGTTGAATTTGTTGAGCAGCAACCTGTACTATTTCAGGGTCATTGACTATAACTCCAGAGTAAAGTAATACCCTTGTTATAACATTTGTTTGTTCAGTTAATGATAACTCAAATGAAGTTGATGAACTTGGATCGTATACATAAGTATAATTGGAAAGAGCTGTTGCCGTGAAATTCCATATTACATCTTTAGGTTTTCTAACATAAGATACTGATATACCCGTGTCTATTGATGTAGGATACAATATTAAATGAGAATCTTCATATAAATATACAGGATATTTTAATGTAGGTTTTGTTAATGGTGATTTATTTATGTACAACAAATCGTTTCTTTGTATTCTCTGTACTTCTATTTCATCATTGTATATTACAGTTCCTAATCTATAAAAGTCATTAACGTCAACTGTAATAACCAATTGGATAGCACCACCTGGATTTGAGGTTAAATATATAGTTTGGCCTATTATACTATAGAAACTTGGTGGTTGCAATGTGTCAATAACACCCGTTCTTATGTATACCTTAACAATACCGTTCTGTAGTTGAGCTTGTGTTAATGTTGAAAAGTAATAAGATTGCACACCAGCTGTAGTAGTAATTAGTTCGCTAAATGCACTTAATCCTGAAGATGTTGGTAGTATGGCAATGTTTGAACCCAAGGTTTGGGTACAATTGTCTACCGTTTTAAATACAGACATTTCACCATCTATATTTTTTATACGATCAGCATATTCGCTATCGTTATCTGGCACTCGTAATTGTTGATTAAGTCCTTCAAAATATTCATTGAATATTTCTAATTGAACTTGAGTCGCCGTTTTATTAAATTCGTCAGGGGTTAAGTAACCTCGCTGTTCTTTATTAAGTATTAATAAAACTGTTTTATAAACTGTATCTACATTTATGGCCATTTTATTCTTTTATTAGTTTATACTAAATAAGCCACCAAATAGATGGCTTACCTAATATAAAGTATAATTACACGTTATTTCAATTTTTTCTCAATTGACTTAAAGATTTCTACACCTTCGTCTGTCTTGAAGAATGCTGCCATTGCTGAATATGGATTCTCATCAAATGGTACAGTCATTAATTTTTTATCATTTGTTGCCCACGTAAAAGTACGTTGATCTTGGGATAATCTTATGATGTTCGCTTCGCATGCTTTGATAGCAAAATTACGAAGTTGTACGTTTTCGTCATTAGCTAGTTCTAAGAACAAATCTGGATTTCTCTTAGCAAATAGTAATAAATCTCTTTTTATCTCCTTAGAAGTCATCTTAGACGCTCTAGATCCAATCTCAACTCGCAATATAGCTTCCGCTTGATCAATGTCAATTGTAGAAGCAGCCGTCATAGCTTGTAATTGTAATTCTAAGTCATCAAGTTCACTTACGGCTTCCATAATTGCATCAAACTCGTAGTACTTGTTGTTTAGCATTGGATGGTAAAGCGATAATATTTTTTGTAAATTTTGTTTTTCTTTTGGAACGGTTAATACTCCCTCTCTAAACACGATGTGTCCCAAGGTTGCGGTCCCTTTTTGAGCACTAACAAAAGGACTGCTCATATTGGTTGCGTATCTTAATTCTTCTTGGTCACCAGTCTCGCTATTAGTCCATAACAACGGAAATCTTTGAGAATGTCTCGCAGCTATTGTGTATGTTAATGGGTTGTGATTTCCTTTTAATAAGTACGTTCTATCTTTTATCTCCCAAGCAGGAGTTACTTCATTTATTTTTTTTACTGACATAATATAATATAATTAATTTTTTTTATTTAAAAAGCAAAAATTGCCCCTGTCAGTTCAACAAGGGCAAAATTTACATATTGTAATCTAACTAGACTACTGAAGTAAACAACACAAAGTTGTTAGCTCCTTGCACACATAAACATCTTTCAGACAAGAAGTTTACCTCCATTGCATCAAGGTCAGAAGTGTAAGCTCCTCCAACAGATCCAGTTACCCAAGATTTCATTCTTCTATCGTCGGCTTGAGCAGCTCTGTAGCGAACGTGTAAGAATGGTCTACGGATATTTGTACCTAAGATTTGGTCGTATACAGTAGATGTTCCAGCTGGAACCAAAACTCCATCAATACCAGAATTAGCAACGCCTCCACGAGTAGAAGCATCATTCAAGTATTTCCAATCAGTTTTGTAAAAATCATAAGATCCTCTACGGAAACCAGAGAAACCAAGGTTAAGCGCCATTTCAGATGAGTTTTCAAACAAACCATAAGCAACACCACCGGCAGCCCCAGAAGATAATGCAGCAAGCATATCATCAAATTCAAGGGATGTTTCACGGTTTAAGAATAACATGTTTTCTTCAATAGCTCCTTGAGTATCTAAGTTTTTCAAGATTGAATCAAACTCAGCCAAACCACCAGCGGCTGTAAAGTTGTTCTGAACATTACCTCTGCTTTGAACAGCAGCAAATAAACCTTCAGTACCTTTTTTACCAGCAGATGCAGCAGCAGAACCAGTAGAAGCTAATTCGCCTTCTACAACAGACATTTCAAGATAGTCTTCAAAACGCAATCTTGTTTCAGATTCTGCTTTCAAATACCAGTAGTATCCAGAAGCACCTTCTTCAGTAGCAATTTCTACCCATCCGATCTGAGCTGTATCAGATCCATTAACTACATATTTATTACGGATAATAATAGGAGAATTAGAAAATTGAGTAAATGAAGGCGTAATACTTTGATAGTTATCACCTGCTAAAGTAGAGCCTTTTGCATATTCAGAACCATAAACAAAAATCTTCACATTACCAGCAACCTCAGTAATTCCAGCGGCAGCTAAAGTAGCAGCAGTATAAGGAGCAACTGTAAGAGCTCCCGTAGTTACGTTACTAGCAGTAACCAAAGCTTTTACTTCCACGCCTGTAGTAGGGTTTAAAATAACAATTGTTTGGTTGATAGAAATAACGTTAGCAATATAATCAGCTGGGTTAGCCGGAGTCAATGCTACTGGAATTGTAATAATATTAGCTGCATCATCAGTTACAACTACTCCGTTGTAAGCAATATGCAATCTATTTTGTTCAGACCAGATAACTTGGTCAGATGTCATTGGCATTTCTGCTCCTACCATACGCAAGAATCCAGAAAGAGTTCTGTTTCCGTAACGCTCTACTTCTTGTTCGTAGATTTCAGGTAAATATTGTTGTGCAAAAGAAGAAAACTCAGGATTAGTTGGATCCGTAAAGTTTAAGTAATTGGTATCTAATGCTTGTTGTTTCTGTGAAGGCTTAATGCTTCCGAACGTTGGTGTAATCGCCATAATTTTTAGCTTTTAATTTTTAGTGTCTTTTTTGAATTCTAAGTTTTGAGGTATCTACCCCGTTTATTGCTCTTACTTTAAATCCACCAATATTCAAATTACTAGCATTTTGTCTAGGTTCAGTTGAAATATTATTTGATTTTGCAACTACTTCTTTTAGAGCGTCGGCTTTACCCTGCTCGTAAAAGTGTTTAGCCAAAGAGTCGGCATTGTCTGCTGCGTAAATCGCTTTATGATAACCTTTAACATCTGTTACTTGACCATCTTTATCTAAGAACTTCTTAATTAGGTTAGTGATGTTTGATTGTTTATCAGCAACTACTTCTGGATTAGAAACCCCATACCTAAAACTTTTTTCGCCTAAATTGAAATCAAAACCTTTGAAATCTTGAGAGAAAAATTGTTTAGTGTTGGTTTTAAATCCTTCATGTTGTTGTTCAACAGACTCTTGCTCCGCGTTATATCGATTAAAAAAATCCATAGCTTTTTGTTGATCCTTGTTTACCGACGGTCTCAACTTGATCTCGTCATAGTATTTACTTTTGGTATCTTCTAAAAACACTTTGGCTTTATTAACCTCTTCCTTGAAAGCAAGCTTTTTTCTTTTTATATCTCTATCATCATCTAAGTCCTCATCATAACTAAAGTTTTCTTCCATTATAAATTGGATCTCTTCAGCATCTAAATGTGGTCTAGATTTTCTATAGTATTCTCTTAACAGTATATCTGGCGAAGCAGATGAGTAATCCGCATTCAAGCGAACGTAGTCTTCTACCGTTCCGCCAGTTTCTTCCATAAATGTAACTAACTTTTCGATGTTCTCGGGAAGCGCTCTGCCACTATTCTTTTCTGCAGCAATTGCATTAGTAGTTTCCTCAATTAAAGTATTTACTTGAGTTTGTACTTCCGCATTTGGAATCTCTGTAATAGTGTTTGTTACTTCTTCGTTTTGGCTTTCAATGGCAACGTTTTTATTGACTTCGTTTCCTGTGCCCACTTCTTGCAATCCCACTTCGGGCTGTTTTGGGTCCAACACGCTTTCATTTGTGCTTTGTTCTTGAACGGCATTTTCCTGTGGTTTATTAGTTAAATCTACTTTTGTTACTTCTTGAGCTGTGGTAATTTTTGTTATCGCAGGTTCATTACCTAACTTTTTCATTGCAGGTTTTCTTTTCTGCATTTTAAAAGTTCCTTCTTGTGCTGTGTTTTCTGACATGATATAATATTATAAAATTGGTTATTATTATTTATCCAAATAATCCGGTACCTAAACTACTTAAGTTATCAAAATCTGATTCAAAATCTTTTGGTGCAGAATCATTTTTCTTTTGATCTATTAATTGGCTTTGTTGTGTACCTTGCATTTTTGTTCTAGCATCTTTACGATCTTCAATTGCTTTTATTTTTTGATTTTGCGATTGAGCATCTATACCTGCTATTTGTAATTTGTAATTAAATTCGTCTGCCATTAATTGTTTCTTAACGGCTAACTCCTCGTGTAATCTTTGTATTTCAAAGTTTGCTTTTGCTTGCTCAATTTGAATCTGTGTTTGGGCTAGAGCTTGCTGCTTTTGTACCTCTGCCATAGCTGCATCTTGAGCGGCTTGAGTATTAAGCTGCGACTGCTGTTGCATCATTGCTTGCTGAGCCTGTTGCGCTTGTTCAGCTTTTTTCTTACGTCTATATTTTAACGATTGATTAGCTAACTTTAAATTTTTAATCTGTCTAAGGTCAATAGCATCGTCTAAATCAATTCCTCCTGATTGCAAAGCTATTTGTATGTTCTGTTCTAATTGTGCCTTTTCTTCTTCGTCCGGCTCCAACTCTAAAAATATACCAAAATCATGCAAGTTCAATTGTTCTAATTCTCTTAACGTTTCGGCATTAAATATAGATATACTTTGTTTTAAAGCTTGAGCAGTTAACGGAAACTTTAATGCGTCCGCAACTCTTAAGGATATATTCTCACATAGTCTTAATGTAATGAATTGACTAGATTGGTTTATATGCTTAGTTGCTGTGTTAGACGCGTTAGCAGCCATCTTTTGTAACCCAACTAATGAATCTTTTTCCGGCATACTTCCATCTCTAGCTTCGTTCAACCCAGTTACGTCTCTTATCATTTGTAAATAATACTGATACGTAGAGATCAATGATTGTATTTTAGCCCCACCTGCCGATGTTTGTAATTCTTGAATTGGCACCTTTGCTGGATTACCTGAGCCGTCTTGCGTCATGGATCTACCAACAATACTACCGGTTTGGAAATACATATTCAATGCTTCTGCCGCGTTATAATTTGTACCATTACCTAAATCAACTTCAGCTAATCCATCAACATCAACAAAAACTCCATCAGGTACCATTCTTGATAGCACTTGTTGTAATTTTAAATGTGTCAACTGAATCATATCCGCAAAACCAGTAATTCTACCTACCGTAGACTCTATAACTCCTTTGTACATTCTAGGAGCACAGACAACATAATTCATTTCAACTTTAGTCGTGTCCGCATACGGGCGTGTCATATTCTCTGACAATTCCCATTTAAGCATTTTCTTATGACCTAATATTTTTGCTCCAGTATATAATACCTCTATTGATCTTGAGATAGTAGTAAAGTTATCATTTACAGGTGGATTAAATGTATCCGGTTTTTGCAATGCTTTTTCAAGTCCGGTATCGGTTTGTTTGATCTTGAATACTTGGGTTGTATAAGTTTTGTATTCAAAATATAAAACTTGTACATTAGAACCTTTATAATCCTGTCCATTCCAATTGTTAAGATAATTTCTATCTCCTGGGTATTTTTCTATTTCTAATAGATCCTCATCGGTTAGATTAGGAAATTCTTTTTTTAATTCTTCAAGACTAATAGATTTCGCCTCCCCAATGTAATATAAATCCTCAAAGTTTGGATCCTCAGTATAAGAATATACTAAGTTTGCTGGATCTACATATTCTACTTTAATGCCCTCGGCTTTAGTAAAATTTGTTTTACCTGCGGCAATACCTATTGTAACTAAATCGTAGTTTAATCTTCTACTAATGAGTTCGTATTTATTACGGTCCAGCACATTGTTTATAACTTCCTCCTCAGCTATTTCAACAGACTCTTTATAATCTAATTGTAATCTAAGCTGTAATTCATCATCATCTTGAGGCAAAGAAGCAGGATCAACTGTACTAAATAAGTTGACACCATATTGTTCTTTAACCTGGGAAAAGTATGCTTTGTTTTGCATATCACGGATCATTCCTTGTGCAAAAGCGGTTTTCTTATTTATAGACTCAGGATCCTGTGCAAAAGCATTAATTTCAAATACTTTGTCAGAAATACCATTAACCATAATATCAACAAACTTTGGTATTACGGGTACAATCTTCCAATCTAAATTTAAGTAAGATAAATCTCCATTAATTGAAAATTCATCTTTATATTTTTTTATAGATTGTTCACCTCTAGCATACAACCTTAATGTATTAAATTTATTCCAGTTGGATCCCCATCGGTTACCAGCACCATACCCAGATTTATTACCTGAAAACCATTCATTTTCAATAGCTCTTCCAACGGCTTCACCGTATTCTAAACTTTGTTTTACTTCATCAGGTACAACCTGACTTGGAAAAGAACTATTAGTATTAGTATAAATCATTTATTTTATTATTTGTGAATTATCTCCTGAATTATTATATTTTCTAAAATTTAAAGGTTTAGTATCCTTCATAAATTTTGCCGTCGGTGTATACAAATGCCTATTACAAGCCATAATAGCTAACCCAGAACTTATCGATGCATCATGTTTGGTTCTATTGTTTATATCAAACTTCGCCCAATCATTTAGTGTATTTTGAAAATACAGAGTACCATAACTTTCACCATTATAACCAACGTTTCTATCGATATAAGACTCTATTGCTGATGCGTGAGCTTGCTTAATATCCTCACTAGAGTTCGGTATTCCACCTATTTCTTTTTCGCTTACTGACAAATTATTCCAAACCTTATCGGGTCTGTTCATTGAAAATCCTCTGTAACCTCTTCTTTTGAAATGAAATAGCAATCTAGGTTTATTATTTTCTGCTAATATCGGCATGCCATAAAATACACAAGCCATTAACACATCTTCAAAAAATATCTCAGCTGTCTGAGGTCTTGCAATATATTCTAAAAAGAAATGGTTTGGAGGAACGTCTTCCATTGAAAACTTAGTTAATCCATGTAATGCGCCATTCGATCCTTTGCCATCAACTGTTCCTGATATATCATAGCTATCACAACCAAAAGCTCCACAGTGTTCATTACCTGGAAATTGTATTCCATCCTTTATTATTACGCGGTTTTGCAAGTGTTTAGGCGGAACCCAAGATATTAAAAACCTACCATCTTTATTTGGATAAAAATCCACAACTGTGTCTTGCACTCCATTAGCCCATTGAAAACTGCCTCTTGTTAATACATTGGTGTTTTTCAGGTCGGCATTGTAATCTATTTGTTCGTATATTTTTGTAAGATTGAACAAAGATTGCTTTGCTTCATCTCTAAATGCGTGTTGTTCTGTTCTTGGGAATTGGCGATAATATTCATTTAATCCATCAGGATCTGATTTTAAACCATCAACCTCATTTTGCCAGTGTTCAATAACGCCGTAATCTATTAAATTCTTATCAACACCTAATATAGGTTTTGCTGGGGTATCAAATACTGGTATACCATATATATCAATAAAACCTTCATAAGACCATTCCATTGGTATAAATAAACTGTATAAACCTGAACTTGTTTGTCCATTTAAGTTTCGCTTATTTACATTGGAATTGTAGTATAATTTCATAAAGTTGTCTCCTCCTTTACTTAGCGCGTTTGATGTTGAACCCATCATACACTTACCAATAATTCTACTACCTAATCGTAAACAAGTTTTAGTAACTCGCCAGTTGTTTAATATATTATCTGGTCGTTCCCATTTTCCACTCTCATCATGAGCAAGCATTTTAAGTTTCTCACCATCATAAGAGTTATCTCCTGTATTCTTCCAGTCAATTGTTGTATCAAGACCTTCTAATTCCTCTAGCTTTTCATTACTATCTAATTTCTTTCTAGTGAATTTTGAAGCTGGTATACGATATGCAATCTCTGTTTTTGGACGATCCATACCATCTTGTATAGGTCTAAAAAAGAAAGGGTAGTTAACGGATATTGGAACAACCTTGTCTGTAAACATTTTTTTAGCATCCGCCCCTGACTTTGATAATATACCAAAACGGGCATCGCTAGATATAGTTGCTTGGTTTACAAGTTCTGCAGAAGACATAAATGAAAATCCAGAACGTCTATTTTTTAAATAACACATTCCGTATGATCTTTCGTCCGCTTTACAAGCTTCCCAAAATATAAAAAACAATCTATTTGATTCTCTAAAATCTGCAACTCCAACATCTATCTTGCTCCATTGCAAGTACATATAGTGCGTACCGGTTATATAAGTAGGTTTTCCATTGTTGTAGAACGAATAACCTTCTTCCCTATACTTAAATTCGTTGTCAATATAATCATACCACCTATCTTTAAAATGGTCTGGTTTATCGTTCCAATCGAATACATTATTTATTTTACTTAACTCTTTTGGATATTCTAATTGTTCCCAAAATTGTTCTTCTTTAACGTTTGATCTTTTATGAGAGTCTTCAATTAACGGTAACGCTATCTTTAAACCTTGAATTTCAAGTACTTCACCAATCTTTCCAGTTTTACTAATAACAACCATATCATGGTCTTTATTATACCCATACTTCCATTTTTTAAGACGATTACTTTGCTTAACCACGCTAGGTTTAACATAATCGTTTATTACTTTATATAAAGACTGTTCGTACATTACTTAGATCTCCCTTCTGCAAAACCTTTAAATGACTTTATAGTTGAATCTATAGGTTTTTCTTCAAGTAGTTCAGCTTCTAAATTAATCCTGTTTAGAATTTCAAAAGCATCGAATATTGCAAGTTTTTTTGTGGCGGCAGCATTCTTAAGTTTATCGGCAGACAAATCGTCGTCGCCGTTATCTAAGATAGCTTCTTCAGCAACTTTTATTAATTCAAGAACTGCTTTGTGACCAGCTTGGATTATACTCTGTTTCGTTTCCTTTATATTCATATTTAATTACAATATCATTTGATTTCATACAATATAACCTCTGATTATCTATAATAAATTCAAACTCGCCAAATGGAGTATAACCTATTAGATCACCAGGGTTGATTTCAAGCTTGTTTAAGGACTCATTGCTATATTTTAGTATTCCAATAAGCCTTTGTTCTTTGTCTAGCTTAAAATGATCCATATTCTTTATTGGTTTAACAAAACACCTGTCTCCGAATGCTTTCCAACTTCCGTAATCACCATACATGTATATTTGATCCAAGTCTACAAAAAACAAATCTTCCATAAAATATGAACGACTATTTTTTTGTAATCCTTTAACATCATAGAATCTTCTAAATACATTGTGGTGAATTATTATTTTATCACCAACTTTTATATTAGTATTAAATGCAAGTGGTATTGCCACAACTTCCGCTGTGTTATTAACTGATTTAAAACTTTCTATTCTGGTATTCAGTATTAATTCTTGACCTTCTACACTTATGGTATTATCGTATCTTTTACCTACTGGTTTTACTATAAAACTAGAAAGGGCTCTCATCAATATTCTAAATCGTATTCGACTGATATTGCCATATTGGAATTAAATTTTTTCCAGGGCATTACTTCATCGCTTTTTGTAATATATATATTGTAAGAGTTGTCTTCTTCCTCAAAAAGTATATGGGAGATTTCATGTCCCCCGTATACTAGTTGATTTATAGAATAGTGCATTGCATCATTTTTGTAGTCTGATCCAATACTAATTTTTCTAATTATCTTTGACATCCTCTTTTTCAATTTTCGCATATTCGCCAGTCTCAAGATTAATAGAGATAGCGCCATATATTGATTCTAATTCTTTTTTGAATTCCTCTGCAATTTTGTTAACTTCCGCTAGATTATGTAGTAGACCATGCTTTTGTGATTCCAGTATTCCAATGTTAGTTAAAATACTTTGCAATTCTTTTTGTTGCCCAACTAATTTTGTTAATTGCTCTTCTGAAATGTAACTTGTTGTATTCTCCATTTTTTATTTAATTTAATTGTTTATTTATTTAATTACTTGTTTTCCGGTACAATTACTGATAATGGTATGTTAACAGGGCCATCAGCATTTGGGTTGTAACCTGCAAATGAATGCACTGCTTCAACAGGGAAAACCTCATTAGAACCAAAGTCAATATCTTGGATACACATTACATCGTAAAACACACCGTTGTAATAAATAGGTTCTATAATTACATTTCCTTGCTCATCATAAGTCCCCGGTACTTCAGCAATTTTTCCTATTTCAACAACTGCTTGAACGCCTTCTCTATAAACTAATGAAGTAACTTCTTTAAATATAACCTCAATATAAACTTCTTTAGCTAATAAATCAGCTACTGCAGTTTCTTTATCTGTGTAATTTAATTTTATTATATTCATTATAGCGTTGTTAAATTAATACATTCTTGGTCTGTTAGATACTCTTTAAAGAAAACTGTTGATTTGTTTAGTAAAAAAGTATTTGTTGTATTTTCATAAAGTAATTTACTTAAACCGCCAAAAACAAAACCATTTGAAGTTTGAATTAAAACACCATTTAGATATGTTTTAATACCAGTTGCATTATATTGAATTGCTAATTTATAGGTATCTCCTAAATTTAAAGATGATATACTTCCAAGAATTGCAGTAGTTATATAATTAAAACCAACTATTAAATCAAGATAAACATTATTATTTATGTTATATGCTTGAATTCTGTTAGATGAATCATCAGTTAATATTGTAAATAATCCAATTCCTTGATTTACATTTTTAACATTAACTATATTCTCAAAGTAAAAAACCCCCTCTGTTTGCCCTATTAAACTACTTATTCCCGTTTTAGAAATAACATCAGCGTTTCTTGTTACGGCTGTTCCATTAGTTAAAATAGACGAAGTATCATAACTTCCAACCTCCATTTGTTTGTGAGCAAATAAAATTCCACTTGTTCCATCTCCTGAATAATTAGCAGTTGTATTATTATTTCTTATAATAATCCATCTACCTGTATTCAAAATAAAAAGAATATTTATGCTACAAATATACCAACCATTTCCTAATGAAGTAATTGACGGAGTATATCCAATATCAGAGCCTGATATTGTTCCGTTTGATAAATTAAAAATAATATTTGAACCTGAAAGTCCACCACCATCACCAAGTGATAAAAAATTATATCCGTCTGCTTTAACAACAACCCAAAATCTACCTGCTGCCGAATAATTTGCACTTAAAAGAGGTCTATGTTGACCGAGTGTTGCCGAAGGTATTACCTTTTGAACAGTTGAAAAAGTATAGGGATTTGAAGTGGTAACAGTTGACGTTGTTACACCTCCACTATTATTTAAAATCCAATCCGAAAATGTTTGAGAAGTTGTATCTAAGTTCGTTCTCTGTGGCTCCACCAAAAGTGACGGACAACTTCCGTTTGTGTAATCAATACGAGGTATATTTAAACGTGTTGTAGTAGGGAAATATTCTGTTGCTGTTGAGCCATTAGTAAGTTGACCTCCAAAAACATATCCACCACTTGTACCATTACCCGCAAAAGTTATGCTTGTTGACGGTGCAAAAGAAACAAGAGGTTGTGTTGAAGTTCCAACAGATGAAAATGAATATGAAACTAAATACCAACCATTTGATAATGCAGTTATTGCTCCACCTGTTCCACTTATTATTGTTCCGCTTGATAAATTAAACCATATTCCCTGACTTGTTGCAACATTTTCAACACGACAATTTGTATATCCATTTGCTTTTACAAAAAAAGACATTACATAAGGATGTCCTGCTACTGTTGTACCACTTGCAAACGCAAAATGTGCTGCATTATTTGTGTTTGGTGTAAATGTTTGTGCATTAACCAATCCATTTAAAGGATTTGCAATACTATTTAAAGTAATAGTTGTATTTGATTTTGTCCAACTTGTTTGAGTTAAATCATTGGAATAAGTAATTAAATTTCTCGGTACTTCTTCAATCAATCCTGCACTATTAACTCTTGTTGCTGTTGTAGCACGAACTACATCCATATCACCTAATGTAGTATTAGGGATTACATCATATAATATTCCTTCAGTATAAGCATTAGGTGTAACAATAAGAGAAGCATTATCTAATAATCCAATTGCATTTAACTCTTCTAACGTGGTATCTAAACAAGGTCCAGCTTCAAATATACTATTTGGGTATGACAATACTCTAGCCTTAAAATTAGCAATAATATTATTAGCTACGCTATATAAAGCTTTTGCCCACCCTATTCCAATACCTATATTTATCATATTAGTATACTAATAAAATATTTGCTACAGAAACATTAGTTGCCGATGTAATTTTAGAAACAATAACTGGTAAAAATGTACCACTCGTTAATCCCGAAAATGTTACATCTGTAGTATTGCCAACTGGTCTTACTGTTATTGTAGTATTAAGCAATGGATCAACTACTGCTCCAATATATATAGCCGCAGAATTAATACCTGTTAATGGCAAACTAGCCACCGTTCCAACAATGGTTGCAAAATCTGGTTGATTTCCGTATTGTCCCATAATTTATTTAATTTTTATATTACTTAACTGCTTTACCTGTTGCTTGTCTAGATTTTAGAAAATTAAGATTTTCTTCTCTTCTAGCCTTAGTATCACCTTTTTTAGCTTCGTACTCTTTTCGCATACTACCTTCTTGTTTGGTACCAATTTGCGCTCTTGATATTTCTTTTTTATCTCCTCCTCTAAGGATTAACATATTACCAACTTTATCAAGTGTTTTTTCATAACCACCTTTACTCTCAGTATTTGGCAATGCAGATGTTTTTGGAGTATATCCAATTTGCTCCCCTGTTTTTTTATTTACCTTATCATCTTCGCCGTTTTGCCTCAATGGAGAAGGAAGTCCATTACCTGTTTTTGCACTATTGCCTCTACCTGGGGTTTGTTTATAAGCCATTTTATTTTTTTTTATCGGTTAGTTTTATTTATTATTTTGTTTTAGTATATATTAGCACACCGGCACTGTCACCGGACACAACACAACGTAATGTTTTTTTATCAATAAATGTATATACATTTTCTGTTACCCAATTATTTCGTAAAAATATTTGTTTAATAAAAATAGAATTGTATCTTACTTTTAATGTGATAATGCGTAGAGGCAAACCTGATGTGCTACTTATCTCTTGAACCTGCAATTTATTATTAATATCTTTCCAAAAAAACAATTGTGTAGATTCTTCGTCTGGTTGCCAGTAACCAATTAAGTCATTAGTATTAATCTTTTGTTGCGAAAAAATAGTTAGACTAAATATTAAAAGCGTAGCAATTGAAAGTAATTTTTTCATAATTAAATAATATTAGATTTATATAATACTATTATTACGTACTGTTATTGCTTTTTATACGCTTCTTTTTCCCATGGTAAATTCTTTGCTCCTTCTTCCATAGATGCTCTAGAATATTTTTTACCTTTCCACGTTACGTGTGTATCATTATACCCTAAATCACCTCTTCGCATTTGGTTCACATGAACTTTTTCGTGAGATATTGTTTTACTTTTTTTAAGTTCTAAAGGAGAAACGTTTTTGTTTACTAGTATAGTCCCGTTTGACTGTGCCATACCCATAACGTTATCTTCCATATCTACCTGATAAACAGGCGTATTGTCTACATTATACGGAAATCCTTTTAACTTAAAAGCCATTTTAGCATTTTTTCATTTTAGTAGGACTCTTTTTCATTTTAGTAGGACTCTTTTTCATTTGGACAGGAGACGAAGCTTCAGGGGATTCAGTTGCTGGAGCAACCGGCTTTGCTTCTGGCTTAGCGGCTGGCGTTGATGGTTTACTAGCGGGTGCTGTTGGTTCCCCAGCAGGCGCAGGACTTTTCTTTTTAGCAGATGAGACAGCTTTGCTTATAAGCCCGACTCCACTAGTCTGTTTAGCAACTTTGCCTACAGCTTTAGCAGCTTTCGATATAACTTTTCCTAATTTTAATTTTAAAGGACTACCTTTTACAGAAACGTTAACTTGTTTTTTAACTCCTGATTGTACTACTGGTTTTTTATTTTTCATAATGTTATATTTTAGATTTTACTCTTTGTGTTATTGGTAATCCGTTTGGTTGTATGCAATCATCAAATCGTAGTTTGATACCATTTTTGCCTGAGCTACTTCCTTTTCCTTTAGGATAACCCGTGGAATCAAATGGCCCGTCCCATATTGCATTGGCTCCAACCCCGGACATTTTAGCCTCTCTATCAAGTGGATGTGTTGGGTGAACTTTAGATTTTACGTCCATAGTGTATTTTTGTTATTATTATTAAAAAGTAGTTGGTACTGCTTGTGCAGGGTATTGTGGAACAACACCTGTTTGCATTGGATTAATGTTTTGACCCATAGATTGATCTGCCATTCCAACAGTTCTATTAAACGTATTCGGCACTTGAGCACCGTATACTCCTTGGATTGCATTCATGTTTGAAAATGCATTTGGGTTAATTGCGTTTGGTTGCAATTGATTTGGATTAACCTGATTTTGAGTAGGTGTTATCATTGTCGTTTATCTTTATTTACGTTACTTATTGCTGTTTGCAAAACTATATCTGTATATGTTTTACCTGTCATTATATTATTCCTATAACTAGTTGGTATATCTTCTTTACCAAGCATTATACGATACATTTTACTAATCAGTTGTTTACACTTGAATGAAACTTTGTATATGTGATATTTCTGGGTTGTATGGTTTCTTTCCCGCCATACTACTATCCATCCTTCTTTTAATAACTTGTTCCAGCGTTTATTGTCCCAACTATAAGCGTACGTACCTATTTTATAATCCTGTTTGGTAAACAGATCCATGCAATCAAAATATATGAGTAATTCTAAATCTGAATCTGTAAGGTCATTATTTCTGCAAGCCCAACGTCTTATTATACGATAATGTTTAAGTAAGCCAAGTTCTTTAATGTCAATAGCTTCTAATCGTTTCATAATATTACGACGATGTCCTGTAATTTAATAACTGTATATTTATTCCCATTAAGTTCTATACCATGCCCAGCCGCTTTATCGTAAAGTATTTTATCGCCTACTTTAACAACCTCTACGCTATCACTTATTGAAACTACTATAGCTTCTTTATATCTTATATTTTCTTTATCCTTGTCTGCTAATAATAATCCACCTTTAGTTTTTTCTATAGTTAACTTTGCTGGCATTATAATTATATTATTACCTATTGCCTTCATTTGCTCTTAGATTATTTATTACACAATCCGTTGACAATATGGTAATCGCTACTGATGCAGCATTTCTTAATGCACTCTTAGTTACTAATAGAGGATCAATAATACCGTGTTCAATCATATTAACCGTTTTACCAGTTATTACGTTTATTCCAAAACCAGTTTTAGCTAACACATTAGCATCCACTTCTTCGATACCGGCATTTGCCAATATGACATTGAAAGGAGCCCTAATAGCAATTAGTAATATCTCTTCACCTATAGAGTTTGAATTTATATTATAAGAAGCATCTAACAAGGCAATTCCCCCTCCTGGCACAATACCTTCTTTTATTGCAGCCTTTGTGGCACAAATAGCATCTTCAACTCTGTCTGCTTTTTCTTTTAATTCAACCTCCGAATTAGCTCCTACTTTTACAACTGCTACTTTTGCAGATAACCTAGCTAATCTTCTCTCTAGTCTAATTACTTCTCCGGGGGCTTTCGTTTCAATTAACTGAGCTTTTATACTATCAATTAATTCTAGTACCTCTGTGTTTGATTCATCAACTTGTAATATGGTTTCTGCGTCGGTTGTAATACTTTTTAAACAAGTTCCTAAATGTTCAACGGATATTAAATCCATATCATCTCCAAGATCTTCGTTTATTATAGTTGCACCTGTTAATATTGCTAAGTCGTTTAATGTATCTTTTTTATTGATACCGTACGTTGGAGCGTTAATAACATTTACTTTTATATTTCCTTTTACTTTATTCATTGCCAACGCTGAAAGAACTGTTTGTTCTAAGTCACCAATTATTAGCAATGATTTTTTATTAGTTATTACGTATTCTAATACTGATTGAATTTGTCTTATAGTTTCTACTGGAGATTCTAAAATCAATATCAAAGGGTTTTCTAATTCCGCCGTCTTTTTTAACGGGTCTGTAATAAAGCTAGAGTTAACTAATCCTTTATCATATTGTACACCCTCAATTATTTCTATTTCGGTTTCTTCTGCAGTTGATGATTCCATCATAACTACCCCATTATCACCAACAGCTCTAAAAGCATCGGCAATAATCTTACCTAGTACTTTGTCATTATTAGTTGAGATAGTAGCAACGTTGTCAATCATATCCCCGCTCACTTCAATCGCAATTGATTCTAGGTATTCTATAACCTTATTAACAGCATCTTCAATACCTTTCTTAAGTTCTCTAGAATTAGTGTTATCTTGTACTTTGTAAGCTTCTGCTAGAATAGCTCTAGTCAATACTGTTGCTGTAGTGGTGCCATCACCAGCTTCTTCAACTGTATTCCTAGCAGCTTCCTTAAGAAGTCTAGCTCCCATATTTTCTACAGGATCCAATAAGATTATACTGTTTGCTACAGTAACGCCGTCTTTTGTAATAATAGGTCTACCCATATTATCTTCAAGCATTACACATTTCCCACCAGCGCCTAAGGTTGAACTTACGGCATCGGTCAGTTTATTTATTCCTTCAAACACTTTGTCCCTGGCTTCTTTACCAAAACTTAAGTGCTTAACAATTGCATCTGACATAATTTTATTTAATTTGATTTGTATAGTTTATATATTACATATTTTATCGCTATTTTACAATATAAACGGAAATTGCCTTTTCAAATACTTGCATAAAGCAAATACTACTATTATAAATAATATAAACAAAAGGTAAGAAAAATAATTTACTTCTTTCTTGACTTCCTTATTTAGAACTTCTTCTTTAATTTCTTTTTTTAAAGCAACTTTCTTCTCCGTGTTTACTACAACTTTTGTTTTTGTAGTGTCTACTGTATTTTTGTTTGACTGTTTTGATTTTATAACTGTATTGATATATTCTTTACCATCTATTACCATTGGTTTTAAACTATCTAATGGTTTGTACTCTAATTCACTAATTGACTCCTTTATAAACACGTTAGTTTCTTTTGTGTATGTTCCGTCAACTTTAACTGTAGATACGCTATCAATCTTAACTTCGTTATCAATTTTATTAACAACTACTTTTCTAGAAGAGCAAGATGATAATAGTATTATAAATAATATAAATATTTTTTTCATTTTATTAAATTCTTTATGAGAAGTAATTCTCTTGTTCTTTGTTTCGCCTATTAGTTAATCCTTTCACAACCTCGCCTTTAGCTTTATTCCATTTTAAAAATTCAGTTTTAATACTAGGATCATTCGGATTTATATTTACTTTTTTTAATAATGTTGAACTAGCAAAACTACCCGTGCCTATGTTATAAGCAAATGATACTAAAGAATTAAATTGATTCTGTGTAACAGTTTTCTTTAAATACCTGTTGACAGACAATGCAAACCTATCCGCAATTTCTTTAAACATAGTAAAAGCAACTTCTTTAGTAATAGGTTTATCCAGCATAGTAACACGTTTTCCATCGCTATAGTAAGTATTACCATATCCAATAGTTGGTATTCTAGCACTGCATAGGTATGGTTTTAATTTTAAACCTTCAAAACCTATAATCAATAAATAACCATCATCATTTAGTTTCATTTTTTCTTTTTTTAAACCAGTCTATTATCTTAATGCCAGTATATATTATAGAAAGCAATAACAAAAAAACCTTTAAATTTGCTTCAACTTTACTTAACGATATTATAAATACACTTGTGTTTAATAAATAAATCTTTAAATTATCAATCATTTTTTTAATCGTTCAACTATATTAGTAATACCTTCAATTCCAATGTATGCTGTAGCAATAATGACCCAATCATAGGAGGTCAATGTTCCAAAAAATAAACCGCAACAAGCTATAATAAATACTAATAATTTACGTGAAATCCACTTACTTAAAATTAAATCAAACTGTTCCTTACTCATTATATAACATCTTTTAAAATTAATATTATAGCTGGAATTATTGTAGCTATTAAATCTTTTACATCAAATCCTTTATAAGAGTATTCGTCGTAACACTCTTTTCCTAAAGCAAGCAGATACACAATACTAAATGATGCGTATGCGTTGAGAAATAGATTTAATAGAATATATATTGTAAAGCCATAAATAAAATGATTTGCTTTGTCCTGTGGTATTATTGGTATTTTCATAATTAATTATATACTCTTATTTCTATTGGGGTATTTTGTAATTCATAATCAAATGGGTTACCATTTGTAAGTAAATATAAGTTTTTATTTTATACAATGAAATAGTTGTAAGATTTTATATTGCATAATATAGCATAACTGAAAATTATTTTATTCTCTTTCTAGGCCAAGGTTTTCTAACACGATATTCTCTATGTACTCGTTGTCACTTCCCCAGTCTGCGTACTGCTCTGGAGTTATTGGAGAATTTCCATCCGCTAAATTTTTAATAGTTTCTGTCTCTTGCTCTTCCTCATTAATTACAACAGTGATGTTCACTAATTGATAGTAAGTTGAGCAATCTACTGCGCTTGTCTGAAATGGCATAACTCTAATACTGATTCCGTTTGCCTCTTGCGCTGGATACCCTACTGGTATCGGTTTAATTCTAATCATTTTGTTTTTATTTTTATTATTAATTATATACTCTGATTTCTATTGATGCGTTACTAATTTCTCCATCATTTCCTGCGTTAATTATAATGGAATCATTAGAATTTCTAGTGCTTGAGACTAGGTAATTAAAAAAGCCATTTGATATAGATATATATGTTTTGGCAGCAGTAAACGCTCCAGTAAGAGTTCCTAAATAACTACCTATACCGATTCTGCTCCAAAAAACAGTACCTATGGTATTTTCTAAAATAGTTATTGATGGTGGAGCTGTTGATATCTGTGATATTAAAGCTGTATAAACTTTGTATTTTCTTAAATCGGAAACTCTCTCAACAGCTCCAGTGCTTATATTCCTAGTTAAAATATCATAAGTTCCTGCGCTTGTTGATGGCGTTGCTGATAATTTTAAAGCTGTTCCAATAATTGAACCATTAACCTGTAGTTTATCTACTCCGTTGTCTGTAGTTGTGTTTATTAAGACGTTTCCGCTCAATCTAGTTGTAAGTATTGAAGTGTTACCAATTACTACAGTGTTTGTACCTAGACCTATTGCATCACGCCCTATTACTATTGAATTTGAATTTGTTCCTAATAGTGTTTGTGCATTATTACCTATAGCTACATTATAATTACCAGTGGTATTGTTAACAAGAGCATCTTTACCTAAAGCTACATTATTTAACCCCGAAGTATTTGCTATCATAGCTCCATTTCCTACTGCTGTATTTCGATTTCCAGTAAGATTTACTTTTAAAGCGTCTTTTCCAATAGCTGTATTTTCATAAGCTGTTGTGTTTGCATTTAATGCAAAATAACCAAAAGCAGTATTATTGTAACCTGACGTATTATCTTGTAAAGCAAAACTACCTACTGCAGTGTTCTGAATTGCTAATGCAGATGAGTTATTATACAATGTATTAATTCCAACTCCAACATTACTTGCTGCTAATCCATTAAGGTATCCTGAATTTTCTCCAATAAATGTATTGTTAGCTCCTGAAACATTAAATTTTAGAGCATTAGTTCCAATTGCTGTATTTCCAACTATATTTCCAGTACCTTTTCCAATTGTCAATGTGCTTACCTGCAAATCTCTAACAAAAGTCTTGGAGCCATCAATAGACTGTGCAATATTTGTAATTAATCCTCTTGAAATTCCTATTTCCGCATTAGGTATATTAAATGTATGGGTATCAAGTGTACTATTAATATTAAAATCTACTCCTGAAGTTCCAACAGCTAAATACTGAGTATTTGCAGTTAAGCCATTTAACGAAGTAACCCCTCCTGAAAATGTAGTAATGATTTCACATAAATGACTATCTTCAGTATGTAATTTAGCTGTTCTACCACCTGAATTATTAACTATATAAACTCTAATAGCAAGTCTATCTGTAACTAATAACGGTGTTGTAGGTACTGCTAAAGATGTTAAATATAAATCAATTGCTGTTCCTCCACTTATTGTTTCAGGAACTAGAGAGCTTGATGCAATACTTGTAAATACAGCACCATTATATTTTAAAAGTTCAACATAAAACTTAGGACTTCCTCCGTTTGAAGACATTGAAAAAAACATTTCAAAGTTCCACACTCCACCTGGTATCTCAAGTCTATTCGGATTACCTACATCTGTTAAGAACTGTGATATTAATCCATTACCTGTTAAACTAAAATCAGTACCGACTCCCATTACCGCATCATTATCCATTTGCTGATAACCAACAACACTTGATGGTATACTACCATTCAAATAATAATTAACAGACGAGCCTCCGCCTCCTGTTGAAGGAAACGCAGCTAACTGTCCATCTCCTCTAATATATTGGGAGGCAGTCCCTAATGCTGTTACAGCAAGAGTGCCGTTTGAAGTTAAAGGGCTATTTGCTACATTAAATGCTAAAGGCATTGTTAACCCTACAGAAGTTAATCCTTGAGTAGGTATATCACTAGTCAATGCTATTGTTCCTGATGCGTTAGGTAGTTGATAAACACTATTAGTATTTATATTATCAGCTCTAAAAGTTGCAGTATTTTCATTTGCTGTTAACCCTAGTTGTATATAAGGTAATCCATCTACATCAGTTGATATTGTTACAGCACCTGTCTCGTTATCCTGACTAGCAACTGATATATACTTTTCTAATCCTATTACCTTTATACCAACATTAGTAGTCTCTCCTGCCGTTGTTACTTGTTGTAGTGTTGGTATAGTATCTGATCCTGTTGCAATGGAGAAAGACGCCATATCGTAATATGCATCTTTTATTAATCCACCATTACCACCAATAAATTCCAATGTTAATTTATAGAAGTTTGGATCCGGTTGAACCGCATAACTTACAATCTTATAATGCCCAAACTGGTTTATAGTACTTTGTTGTGATAATAGTATCTGCGTGTCTACTAGGTAGTCTAAAAATATATTTACAAATTGACCGGAGCCATCTGTCTTACTAAGTATTAATTCTGTTATATCCTCAAATGGTTCTCCTTCTCCGCCGCCACCTTCAAATGACATAGTGCCGTTTCCTGGATTTATAACAACAAACTTCCATAACATTTGTCCTGCTATGGAAATCTTACCGTTTATATTTAAGTAATCGGCAACCGTTTGAGCAGTAAAGTTTACAGTTTGTCTATTGGAGAATTTAGTTCCAATGAATACATCCGAATTTTTAATGTCAGTATCTCTTGTATAAGAGTTTATTATTGCCATGATTTTTTTATTTAATTATATACTCTTATTTCTATTGGTACTCTTCCATTTGTTTGTAAATCTGCTCTTGTACCATTTAATAAAAATGGATTAAATGAGAAAACACTATCAAAAATACCCGTATAAGTTAAAAAAACAGGAACGCCACCACCATTAGAGCCATAACCAATAGAAACCCACGCTTTATCACTATTTATATCAGTAGGATTTGGTGCTGATAGTTTGTATTGTAATAGACCTTCATTTAATCTTGCCCAAGTAAGATTAAATCCTAATGTGTTTTCAGAAACAATACTTACGGGGGCATCTGTTCCAAATTGACTAATTACTGCTGTATACACTTTATATGGTCTTGAATCAGGCATACCCGCCTGAGCTAGGCTAACTATAGAACTTATTGTAAAGTTTTTTGTACTAGTTGGTTTACTGCCGCTTGGCTGTGGTACGTGTGTTCCTAACAACAAGTCTGTTTCTAGCACGGTCGTATTTACTGGGTAACTAATTATTTCTGCCATAGTTATTTCTTTGCTTTAGCTTTTATTTTCTTTTCTTCCTTTAGCATTGCCTGTGTAGGTTTTTTGCCAGATCCTTTATTTTCGCGGATGTTATCCCATAGCCCACGCTTTGACGTGGATCCATCTTTTCTTTTTAACAGTTCCATTTGTCTAATGCTAGTTTTTTTCTTGTTGGTTCACCATTTGGTTTTTTCATTGCCCCCGGCATACCAGACATTCTAGCACAGAAAGATTTGCGTCGTTTAGCGTCTTTGCTACCGGCTTTTAATTCCGATGGTTTTTTTGTCACAGCTGTTTGCAGCTTTGAACCCGGGTTTTCTCTTCTATAGCTTGCAACGCCTTTAGCGTTTAATCCGCCTTTAGGGTCTTTACCTTCTTTACGTGTCCAAGCTGCTGTTTTCTTTAATGGCGAATCACACCCATATCCTGAGCCAGATCCAATCCACAAGCCTTTGTTTCCACTATCCCCCAATCCTTGAGGGCCTATGCCTTTCATTTTCATCCTATTTCTTTTTAGTTCTATTGGTCGATGCATTGTAAGTGAAACTACTTGCCGGTTTACCCGTTGCTTTTGAAGCTCTGTCTTTAGCTCGTTCTTCCGCAGTCATATTGTTTCGTTTCTTACCCTCTGCTGTTAATGTTTTACCATCTGCTTTAAGTTGTCCTCTATCCTTCAGAATACCAATAGCCATCTCTCTACTACCTACCTGAGCAGCCAACCTATTTATCAGTTGCCCTTTACCCATAAACTTCTGCGTGGCCATTAGTCTTTTATTTTATAGTTCTTACCACTCTCTTTCTTTGTACCCTCACCCTCATTGCCTCTATTCTGTTTCACAGATTCAAACCTACCATCTTCATGGTCGTAATCTTTACCTTTGTTACCAGGGTTTTTACGATGCATCCTTTGTGAGTGTGCTTTCTTAGTTCTCCTATCGTCGGATTTAGCATAAGCTAGATCTCTAGCAGCTTTTTTTTTAGCGGCTAAAGGAGATAGTCTTTGTTTCTGTAAAGGTGATTCCCCTTTCATTTCCGTCATTCTCTCTTTCCTGGTAGCAGCACTCATTCCTGAGGTGCCATACTTTTCAATATTCTTTTCTAAGTTTTTTTCAGAAGATAAACTACCAATAAAATTATTAACTATATCTTTACCTGCTTCTACAACCCCACTTACAATACCGTGATCAGAATTAAAACCACCTACTTCATGGGCAACTCCTAATAAATTAGAACCAACAACACCAATAGCATTCCCCACAACACCTCCACCTAACTTAGCAGATATACCTTTTCTAGTGTACATACCACCAGCCGCATGGCCCATCTTATCTGAGTCAACCCAATTACCTTTATTCTTGTTAGTATATTTCTCTCTACTACTAGAAGCTTTACCAACTGGGTTACCTAATGCTCTATTAACACCCGCTTCCATTGTATCAACAGAAGAATAAAAAGGCTGCATGTTTCTGCGGTAAGTATCTATAGGTTTTTCTGATTGCGATCTTAGTTTAAACGGCATAGTATTATTATTTGGTATAGTTTCTTAATTACGTACATCGAGTGAATCTTACAGCGTGACGTTAGCCTACTACTATATATATAACTACCTAATGTCACACTTGTTGTAAAAAAAAATATTGTAAAAAATTTTTTGTAACATATAAATAAGTAAAATGTTATAGCGTTATTTCTACGCTGCGCCGTATAAAAGGAAATCCGTTTCGTTTACCCCATGGGGGTTCAATCTGGTGATCCGGTTCGAAGGGTCGGGGCCGGCGTCCGTAAACCGTACGATACTTTCGGGATTCTGGCTGGTACTATCGCAGCTGCTGTGCCGTGTACGCTGGCGTGTATCTGTGCGTGTGTGTGCCGTGTGTCTCCCGTGTTGTACGATAATGTGAAACGAATACGAATACCAGGCAACGTGTAATACGATACGATACGCGGAGCGTAGCGACGCGCTTGTGCGTATAGCATTTACAGACCTGGTACGGATGGTGATTGATAATATATATGTAACAAATAAATAACAATATGAAAAGACTTAGTGATTTACATCCTCAGACCAGACTGGATCTGATAGAGGAAACCAGATGGCAATATGGACAGGAGTGGGTAGCTACCTGCATAAAGTATGACTTCCACATATCTTGTATGTGTGACTGGAGTAAGACCAGGCAAGGAGGCGAGTACTGGTGCTCGGTTGACTGGAGTTAACATAACCTGATCAGGTCCCGGAAACGGGATCTCTTTTACTCTGCTTCATGCGGAATTGGCAGGGCGGAGCATGCGAGCTTGCGAGCATCGCTCGTGTATAGCACTTACAGACTCAGTACGAATGGTATTTGATAATATATATGAATCAAATGAATAACAACAAACTTAATAAAAAATAAATACTTACAAACTTAATACGAAGTGAAATTGATAATATAAGTGTAACAAATAATAACTAATAAATAAATAAAATATGAAAAACTTAAATGAAATTAAAAGTAGGTTAGTTGATCGTGGATCTTTTGACTTAACCTTAGATCAAGAATTCTCTGGACTAACTAGAGAAGAACAAAATTCAGTCCGGGACTATGTTAGATTTTATCTCCTCATGGAATCATAAAATGCTATACAAACTTACAGACTTAATACGACTAGTAATTGATAATATAAATGTAATTAAATAACAAACTAAATATAAATAAAATGAACAAATTTAAAAAAGAAGTTGAAGTAGTAGAAGTAGTTGAAGTAACTAAAACTAACAAAGAATTGATCGCTGAAGCCATATCTAAGCTTAGTCCAGAAGAACTAGCCTTAATATATCCGCCGATGGAACGAGCTAACTTTGTAGTCAGAAAGTCTTGGCTAGGTCGTGGACAAATCATAAGTTTTGTCAACAACAAAAATCAAAGAATAACTTATAGTCACGACGAAGTCTTGAAAATAATGTTACCTAAGTTATCAATAATGCCATGTTGGATCAAACGTGAGTACTGGTCACAATCAACTGACTTACCAAGTAATGTTAGGAATACAAGTGCGGTCTTGAGTGTTGAACAATTGATCGACGAAACTTCCAAAGAGTTTCAAGATGCTGAGGCAAGTCTAACATAGACTGCTTCGGCTCCCCTCGAGGATGCTATACACTTTTACAGACAGAATACGAAGTATAAATGATAATATAAATGTAACTAAAAACAAATAATATGAAAGAACTAATCAAATACGCTACTGAAATGGCTAGACAATATCCACACAAGTTGGATGAAATAAATGATCTGCTAAGCCTGTGTCATTCTGAGATCGAAGAAGGCGGATCTGAGACCCACGAAATAGAGTTATGTGCTGAAGATATTAAACAAATATGTGAAGATGATGAATAAAGAACAATTAACCAACCTGATCGCTTTTGTGAGCCTACTGGTAGCTTACGGAATAATAATGTATTACCTAGGAGCTATAAACGGTTTTTAAAAACAGTGACGTTAGCCTATTATTTCTAGTTTAATAGGCTACTGTCACACTTTTATACGGTTCCTTTTTTTTTAGCGGTGCTATACACGGCCTGACCCTGCAATAAAGTCGGAAGAGTAGACTCCGTCCTACCTATATTTTAGCTATGCTATACACTTTTCTCCATCGATCACCCTTACAGACTAAATACGATGCCATTTTGATAATAAATATGAATCTAAAAACAAATAACATGAAGTACATTAAAGTTCAAAGCGAAGAAATTATCTTTAGTCATGAAAATGACCGCTATATCCTAATTAAGAAAGAAAATGACAAGATTATTGGGTTAAACTTCTGTCAAGGCGACGATTTTGATTACTTCGTTGAGCACTACATGGAAATTGATCACGACCTAACTAACTTCTATCATGTGGTAAGTAAGTTTATCGATCTACCTAACGAATATGACTTGATAAATGAGGTAATCTGGGCTTGGTTTCGGTATAAAAACCCCTGGTGTTCGTAGTCCGAAAGCCTTGTAAACAAAGGAGTTCGGGGTTATACCTATCTATCTTTTAAAACTAATAAATAATCAACCACCCTTACAAACTTAACACGATGTGGTTTTGATAATATAAATGTAACAAATAAAAACTTATACTTATGGAAAATCATTTTGGAATTAGCGTGGAAGAATATTGGTGGAAAACTTTCACTAGCGAGGCTATGGACTCAACAACTACAAGTACTTATGCTCCGTTGAGCGAACCGTGGTATACGAAAACGATCGAGTAATATCACCTTGTAAACTTAACTTATGAAGAGTTAATTAATAGACTGGGTTAAAACGATCAAACTAGTTATTACCGTGACAATGAAATTATGGTAGAAATGGGTCAAATAAATGAATAGTAAACAATAAAAACAAAGAAATTATGAAAGAATACGAAGTAGAAGTGTGTGAAACACTCATAAGAATAGTAACCGTTGAAGCAATGAATGTGGAGGATGCGATTAAATTTGTAAAGTATGACTATAACAACGCTGAGTTAGTATTGGATAGCGATGATTTCTTTGATGTAGATTTTAATGTAGTAAATAATGATACCACAATAAAATAGAAGATTAATTTACAGACAAGACACGATACCTAATTGATAATATAAATGTAACAAATAAACAAAAATAAAATGACTAGAAAAGAGTGGTTTGATAACCAAACACCGGAGCTACAAGAAAAGTTCAAATACAATTGTAATACCATAAATGATGAGCCATGCTTTGATTACTGGATTACTAATGATAACGGTACGGAAGGATTAGGCGGTGCGTTTATATTCCACAAATCTAGGGAAGGACACACATTTTGGTATGAACTTAATAACCAACTAGAATCAATTCAAAAAAATGGAAAGTGATTGTTGTGGAGCATACACCAGTATGCCAGAGTACGGGTTATGCCCTGATTGCATGGAACATTGTGAATTTATAGACTACGAAGATGAAGAATAATATGGATATAACCGAATACACTCGATCAATAAGCGACGCTAATCAACGTATGTTCAAAGCAAAGTACGGACTAACGGAGTTTCATTCCGATAATGAAAGTAGAGTAAAACTATGGCTGCAACAAATGATAGCTAAGGAACAAGAAGAAAATAAACTAGACTCAATGGTGTCATTCACCGACAGTATTGGTGGTCTTGATAAGGATTAACCTATACAGACACAATACGATTTTGAATTGATAATATATGTGTAACAAACAAATACAAATTTATGAAAACTATTAAAAAATTAAAGACTAGAGAATTGATTGTTGACGGCGTGCTATACACACCTTATATGATCGGCGAATTGCCACCAAGTTTTGGCTACAAATTATCAACAGACCGTGAGGCTGAAGGAAAATCAGAATGGTTTAATTACAAAGGTTTAACATATTTAAAAAAGTAAAAGATGAAAAAAATACTAAAAAGGTTAGATTTCGAAGAAGTAACTGAGGTTACTTATATTACCGACAGCAGCATAGTAGCTATTAAATGGAGCAATAAAAAAGTATCTGTTGTAGTACAGTGTCCTGATGAATTATTTTATGGTTGCGATGGTTATCTTAGTTCGCTTAGTTCCTGGAGTAGAAAATCTAAGAAGGAATATGTTGAGTCTGCTCTTGACCAGTTGGGTGTTAAAGCTTTTGAATTTAACTCTTATAAAGAATTATACGAATGGTTAGCAACACAGTAATATCAGACGAAGAAAAGTTTTCAAAGTGGATGATCGAAGTAGTTAAGAGCGTCCACTATGCAAACAACGACGACATGGCAAATGTCTATAACCGAGTAATAGATAACAACAACCGCTTAATAATCGCTTATGGAACTCTCTGAACTAAAAAGTAAATGGATCAAAATGCGTAATAGTAAAATTCCACTTAATATCCAGTTTATACACGAATATGCTATACACAAAGGTATGGTTGTAACACCTGAAATAATAAGTGTTGTTGCACAGTTTTATCCAGCGGACCTAATGACAGAGCACTTCGATCGGGAGTTTGATTTAACAAGAGTATACGATAAAAATAATAACTTTATAAAAATAGTAGAGTAATGACAAAACAATTAGAATTACCTAAATGGTTTCAAGGTCAAACATATCCTTGCGGTGACGAAGTAACTAATCCATTCAGTGGTGAAAGTTGCGTGTTAAACAACTTAGAATTAAGCATGTACGATTTTATTATGGGGTGTAACTATCTAATGGAACGTGGTAAAGGATCGTCAAAAATGGTCGGTGAGTTTCACAAAGGATTAACATGGTTCAGGAAAGCAAACCCCATAGCGTACATGACGCTGCTAGATTAGTCTACAGACACAATACGAAATGATGTTGATAATATAAATGTAACAAATAAATAATATACAATGAAATTACTTACACAAAACAGCAAACTGAAAAAAACTAGTAAAGCCTTAAATCTTAGAGTATTTAACTTTGGCATTCCAGCTTATAAATCGGTAACAGGTAAACTAACTTGTCCGTTTGCTGATGAGTGTATAAAGTTTTGTTATGCCCGCAAGGGTGCCTATATATGGGGTAATGTAAAACCTGCATTTGAGAGTCGATATGAGTTATCTAAATCGCCTTTGTTTGTTGAGGAGATGAATAAAGAAATCAAAAGAGTACGCGCTGATTATGTCAGAGTACACGATTCCGGTGATTATTATAGTACTGAGTACTTGAATAAATGGTTGGAGATTGCTATACACAATCCCGATGTCAGGTTTTACAGTTACACTAACTGCGTTGAAATGCTTAAAAATGCCGATCTACCGGATAATTACGATATTATATTCAGTGATTCTGGTAAACAAAAGCACTTGATCGATCAAACAGTTGATCGTCACACAAGAATATTCAGTAATAGTGCTGACTTAATTAAGTTTGGCTACAAAGATACAAGTGAAATTGATCTTTACGCTACTAAATGGTTTAATGATACAATAAAAGTAGGTTTAATAATACATTAAGATATGACACCAAAAGAAAAAGCAGAGGAATTAGTAATTGAAATGAAAATAGATTATACAGTGCCTTATATTGTGGCCCAACAATGCGCATTAATAGCAGTTGATGAATTGATAAAAGAAACTGGTAAAAAATATTGGTATGATGTTAAACGAGAAATAAAGGAATTATGAGTACAACATTTGGAATATTAAGAATTGAAGTCGATCACGATAAATTAGTAGACGAAGACGGCGAACTATTAGAATATATATCTGAAAATATATTTGAACCTATATTTTTTAGATCGATGAACAACTGCAGATGGCTAAATAGTATTGCCAGGCATATAAGTGATGATACTAAAGTGTATGCTTTAGATAATTCGGCGCAAGGCGTATATACAATTAAGGATTTGAAAGATCTTTTAGAACGAGACAAGCAGTCTTACAGACACAATACGATTAACAATTGATAATATAAATGTAACCAATTAAATATAAACAAAATGAAAGAATTAGTAAACAATATTTTTGACAAAGAAATCACATCAGCATTAGATGGTTTCCCAAGTGTGTATTCAAAAGATGATTTGATTTGCGTAGTAAACCGTATTCGTCTTGAAATAAACGAGTTAGAGCAGCCAAAGCCTGAGCTTGATAAAGCATTATTGAGGAAGGCAATTGAAGAAGCGGTAGCTCAATTTACTAGACAGTTAGAACGTAATGACAATGAGTACATTGATTACGGCAGCGCGGAGTTCAATATTGAATATAATAATGTGCTTAACCTAGAGAGCATTGATCTTAATATAGATAATGTTACAGATTCGCTTGAGGGTACATTAGAAGAAGTATTCTACGAAATTTTAGATATAAAAGAATAATTAACAATTAAATTAAATATTATGACAAATGTAAATTTAGCGGAAACGCTACAGGTTGAAAGTAGTGCTATCTTTGAAGTAACTTACTATCCAAACGTCGAAAGATTATTTGTGTTCTTTAAGAACGGTAGAGAGTATGAGTACTTAAATGTTCCTAATCATGTTATGAGCGGCTTAAGAGACGCATCGTCTAAAGGTAAATTCCTTAACAAGTATGTATTAGCTCAATACCGCTTTAAAAAAGTATAAGTTGCTATACACGCCGACTCAGGGTGCAGTGAGTTCGTTAAACAAGAACTGTACAAATAGCTAAGCTGTGTAAAGCGGTTGACGATTAATCAATTAGAAGCTAAGTCAGGTGGCAGATTGGTATGTATTGGATTTTAATCCTAACAAGCAGGTTCGAATCCTGCCCTGACTACTAAATTTAACATCATGAGTAGAACAGTAAAACAACAGTACAGAAAGTCAAGAAGATTTGATAGATCTTGTAGGAATAGTGGATCATGCTCTTATTGCAGAGGCAATAGATTACACAGTTCTAACACAAGACTACAAGCATCGTCTTACAGACTAAACACGAACAATGATCGATAATATTAATGTAACTAAAACAAATCAATATGAATATATTTTATTTAGACAAAGACCCTGATAAAGCAGCTTCAATGATGTACAATAAGCACGTTGTAAAAATGATCTTAGAATCCGCACAGTTATTATGTACTGCACATATTATGTTAGATGGCGATGATGCTGATGTACCATACAAAATGACTCACAAAAATCATCCGTCAGCTATATGGGCGCGTGAGTCTGCGGATAATTATGCATGGTTATACTTCCACATGCTAGCGCTTGGCGAAGAGTATACTAAACGTTATGGTAAAAAACATTTAACTATAACAAAGTGTGAAGAATGTTTAGGCAATATACCAGGTGGTATGTTAAACTTAGGTTCAACACCAATGCCTCAATGCATGCCTGATGAATACAAAGTTCCTGGTGATAGTGTAACAGCTTACTGGAATTATTACGAAGCTGAAAAAATTAAAGTACGAAATAGTAACGAAGAAATAAGAACAAGACCTAAGCAATATGAAAGCAACAGTAGAATTTAATTTACCAGAAGATAGTTATGATTATGCTATACACAATATGGCATCTGATCTGGCAGGTTTATTGTGGGAATTAACTCATAATGCAAAAAAGCAATGCGAGCAAGAAGTTGATAATATTGATCCTATTAATCAAAATATTTATGACGGCATAGACATAGTATTTGATAAAATAAACAAATTATTAACTGAATATAATATAGACCCAGATAAATTAGGATAATATGGAAAATGATGTTTTTGATAAAGATTATTTAAACGATTTAGCAAGTAATAAAGTTGGATCTAAATTGCAATGTTTATTGCGTGAGGATATGGCTAAGTATCTTGATTTGGGCATAAACTGTGACACAGTAGAAGACATGATTGCATCACACAAAAGAGAAGTAAAAGTATGGAGTTATATATTCCAATTAATAGAACAAGATAATAAATTATGAAAATATGGCATATATCAGATACTCATACGTATCACGACTTACTAACTATTCCTCAAGGAATTGATATGGTAATACATTCTGGAGATTGTAGTAATCCTCGTGATCCATATACTAATGAACCAGAGGTTAGAGATTTTATTGATTGGTATAAAAAGTTACCTATCAAATATAAAATATATGTAGCGGGCAATCATGATACAAGCATTGAAAAAGGTTTAATAAATAAAGTAGATTTTAAAGAAGAAAATATTGTATATTTAGAAAATGAATATGTAACTATTGAAGGTATTAAAATCTTTGGCTCACCTCATACGCCACAGTTTGGTCAATGGGCATTTATGAAAGGGCGCCCTAAGCTTGATAGATTCTGGAAACTTGCTATACACAAACCTTGTGATATTATTGTTACTCACGGGCCTCCTAAAGGCGTTTTAGACAAGTCTTTCGATCGTGATGACAATATGGAATCTTGCGGGGATAAGTCTTTATTAAATTTAGTATTAGAGATGCAACCTGCTTATATGTGCTTTGGTCACATACACAACTGTAAAGATATTATTAATGCAGGAATGTTAAAGTTAAGTGCTTATGATACGTGGTTTAGTAATGGATCAGTAGTAACTGATGGTAAATTTGGAAAATTAACTAGTAATGGTAATATATTTGAAATATGAAAGAGGAAACTAAATGTTATTGCGGTCATACAACTTATTGTGACTGCGGGCCTGAAACACTTGAAGAAGCTGCTGAAAAAACTTACAAAAAATTATATGAAGGAGAACCTCTTACACAAGATGTGCCAATTCATGCTTTTAAACAAGGTGCTAAATGGCAACAAGAAAGAAGTTATAGTGAAAAGGAAGTTAAATATATAATTTCAGAAGCTCTACAATCAGCATTAGTAAAAGTTGATTTAGAACAATGGTTTAAACAATTTAAAAAGAAATAAAAAATAGAAATTAAAAAAATATGAAAACAGCAGTAGAATTTCC